GTAATTGTCACGTACAAAGTATCGAAGGAGTAGGGAAATGGTAATTCTTTATGCGTTTTTCGTGATCGGTTGTCTGCTTATTGCTTGGTCTGTTTATGGTTTTTTCAGAAATGAATGGGTTTATAAAATTAGAATGCAATTTCTGGATGACCTAGGGCTGGAAACCTATCAAAAGCTACCGTCATACAATGAGATGCTGGACAAGTATTTTTGGGTATGGGACAAGCAGTGGTTTGTCGATAAATTCGCAGGAAAGACAAAATGAGCAAACTACCCCTAAATGAGTATGAAAAACTCATGTCCGAGGCTTGCGATAAGATGGCAAAACAGGATGACAAGATTAAAGCACAAGCCGCATGGATCAAAGAGGCGAAGCCGTGGTTGGAAGCGTATCGCGGATATCTGGCCGTATTAGCAGATATCGATGAACCAGAGATTAAGGCAAACATGAAAGGCCATGTTGCCGCCCTCGATGAACTGTTGGGGAGGTTGGGATGACAGATAATCTTTATAACCTGTATAAAATTGCTTGTAGTTTGGCATCTCGTCATTCAATTGCTGAAATAAGGGCGCTAGAAGAATATGAAAAAGAATATGGCAAAGATGCTGATGCGGACTCACGGTTTATGGCCGGAGTAGCAAACGGAGAGGGGTCATTACCAAAGGAAGCACTTGAAAAGGAGCAACCAAATGACTAAAGACGCATTGTTGAAAGAGGCAAGGTTAAAGCTGATTGGGTATGTGGATTATTTTGAAGGCACCTATGACAGCAATCCTGATTTTGTTATCAAACCCGTAAATAATCTTATCGCAAGAATTGACGCCGCCCTAGCCGCGCCAGAGCCGTCGAGCATGGAGACAGTGAGGCAAATACGAGGTGGCTGTATACCTGGGCACACACTATCGAAAGGCTACTTTTACCTCACCGACTCCCAAGCCGCCGCGCTGATTGATGGGCTACGGCGAGAGGGAGGTATCTGCGATTGGAGCGAGGACGAAGAGGGCAACTGGAAAAGTGATTGCGGGGCATATTGGGTATTTAGTAATTCTGGCGGGCCAGTGGAAAACCGCATGAAGTACTGCTATCGGTGCGGGAAACCCATCACCGCCCACGGCTATACGATTAAAGGAGAGTAGGTCAATGAAAGACAAAAATATCGCCATTGCCAAAAATTAGCGCGAGAATTTCTTGAAGCTATCAAGGCGATGGAAGAAGAAGAAAAGACCCGCACAAGCGCACATGGAGAATATTGCTACCCCTCGCCTAAACATCGCGGGGCGGTACGCAGAAAGTCGATGGATTTAACACGCGCCTTGGCCGAATTACGCCAATACTAAACCGAACGATCAAAGGAGAGTAGGAAGATGGCTATAGGTTGCATTGGGCCACTAAGCAGAATTGAAGGACTTTTCTGGATGATAGGTAAGGCAGTAATTCATGATTATTTTGTTCGGCTTATTTCGAGAATGTATGAGGCTTCGAGTATTAGTTTACACGACAAAGAATACTGGATTGGGTTTTCTAAAAGATCACTCAACATTAAAGCCGAACGATCCAAGGAGTAGGACATGGAAAGCGGAAGGCAACTAGCGGCTAAAATAAGGGCCAATAAAAACCATAGTCATATTCTATCAGAGCAAGAAGCCGGGGCGTTAATCGAAGCCGACCGCGCCGCCCTGCTCCGTGAAGCGGCAGAGAGAGGGAAGAAGTATATTCTCGCCCATACATACACGCAATGGCAAACAAACCACCTAAAGAATCTTATCGCCGCCATTCTCGGCACAGAGGAGAAGCAAGGATGAGGTGTCAATATTGCTACGGTAGACTCAACACAGCCATGCAATGCGAGTCGTGCGGGAAGTATAGCCAGATGCCAGTTTCAACGACAGCACCCTACGAAACAACTCCGATCACGGTAGTGGTTCCTGAACCCTCCACCCCACCCGCCCATGATCCACGGGATAAGCTGATCGAGAAGATGGGTGAGGCGTTGGAACGTTCTAAATGGACGTTGGAAAAATTCGCAGATGACAAAAACGATGATTCTTGTAGTCCTACGGCAACCGCGAGAGTTGCTCAAGATGAACCCTACATACACCTGAACATGGTCGAATCTGCCCTTGCCGCATGGCAGGAATACAAGGAAGGAAAATGATAACCATAAAGAAACGAAAAACATTTAATGATAGCGGGCTTTTTCTGATAGCATTTACGCCGTCGATGACCTATTTATTGGGAAAGATTGCAGGGGTTAAGTATAATCACCTAGAATTTACTTGGTGGATTGCAATACCAGCACTGTGGATAGTGGTGTTTTTTGCAAAATATAAAATAGTTAAAAAGGAGGTCCCTCATGCCTAACCCCCAAGAGATTGCAGAGGCGAAACAGCGTGTCAAGAAAGCGTCCCATATAACTGGCCAGATATGTAATTTGTCCGCTTATTTTGGAGCCAGTCTTGCATCCAGCATAACCGTGCAGGATTTGACCTCTGAGATACTCATCATACTCGCCGCCCTAGAAGCCGCAGAGAAGCAGATCGACACGCTTAAAACCTCATGCGCGGCCAAGGACAAGGACATCGAATACGCCGAAGCCCGCGCCACCCGTGCAGAGGCAAGGTGCAGGGAGTTGGAGTGCGTGGGTAATCTGTTGCGACATACTAATCTAAAAAATGATACCGTGATGATTGAAGCAGAAAAGGAATGGGACAAACTCATGGAGGATAAACAATGAGCGACAAATACGATCAACGCGAAGCCTTTCTATTGATGGTCTTAGCCTACGTCAAAACCGATCCCGAAGTAGTAGGCCAAATGTTCGACGTTCTTTCTCGGGCAATCCGCGAGAGACTCGATGAATCTATGGAAAGAGCATCGGACATGGAGACATTACTTGTCATATCGTCGAGTCGTAAGTTTGCAAAGGCTTTCGGTGGAAATCCAGCGATCAAGGAAAGATTGCTGAAATGGAAGGATAAAACATCGCTTCGATGGGACACACTTTACGAAACGGTTACGGGCGAAAAATTGGAAAAGGATTGACGCATGACTAGAGACGTTGACATTGAAACACGCTATCGCAATGGTGAAACATTGCAGAAAATAGGTGATAGTTACGGCATAAGCCGAGAGCGAGTCCGACAGATTTTAGCGCGAAAAGGCATAACGAAGGATGATGGCGGGAAAACCGTTGAAATGCGAAAGCGCGTAGACGTTGAAAAGATCAAGGAATTGCGCTCTGAGGGGTTTAATGCTACAGACATTTATGATATACTCGGCGTTGCTGGTGCAGTAGTCCGAAAGTATATCAAAATCGCAGAAGTACCCAAGTGGGACGGCAAGAAAAGGCAATGCCAAAAGTGCGGAATTGTTGACGATATATCGAACTTCTACCGTGTTAAAAGTGGCGGGTACGTTGTATATTTACACAAGCCATGCAGAAACGAATACATGAAGCAATGGCACAAGGGGAGAAAATGATAGTACTTTACACAATCGGCCTAGCATTTAGCATGGCATTGACATTTACATCGATCAAGAGCGTGATATTCGAAAAGGAATGGCCGAAGTGCATTGCGGGATGTATTGTCGGTCTTTACTTCGCGGGTACGGCGTTGCTTTATCTGTATAAGGTGGCGGGAAAATGAGCGAAAACATCGATTATATCAGGATCGACATAACAATTGGAAACGAGGAAACGTTTTCCGTTATGTTGGAATGTGCCTATGGTTTATATGAAAGAAAGCCTTGGCACATTCAAGACATTAGCGACAAGACAAGCGGAGTTGCCGAATTTGTAAAAGGCGATATGGAGTTTGCAAGTAAAAAACTGATAGAAGCATTCAGGCAAAAATACCCCCAGAAGGTGACAAAATGACACCGGCTGAAATCTTCGACAAGTGTATCTCTGGCGAATGGCGCACGAACGGCGACGATGTGCAATGGAAAACATGGACAAGCGCGGGCAAAAGATATCTTGCGTTTCAGGCGACGGGAACCATGCAAGAGTACTGGATATCTGCGAAAATCTGGCCGAGGAAATGGTATGGCCTTGCACATGCGGGATACGTTGACCATCTGTTGAGCTGGATCATCGACCCGACCTTGAGCATAAACCTAGCAAAACCCGTGATACTATGCGGATACTCGCTCGGCGGTGCATTGGCTATATTGCTCTCGGACTACGCGCCAGGATGTGAGGAAGTTATCACCTTCGCAGCGCCACGGTCGAAATTTATCTTTACGAAGTCATCGAAGAAAATCACGCGCTACGAGATGCGAGGCGATCCAGTGCCGCACCTGCCCTTTGCGTTTTTGGGATACAAGCATATCGGGGACGGGGTAAGGCTCGGAAAATTCTCGCTATTCAATCCGGCGAAGCATCAATGGACAGCATATGCCGAGGCGTTGAAATGCCCACCCAAATAAAAGCCATGTGCCCGAAGTGCCAGCATATTTTGACCGTCGAAATTGCGACAATCGATGCGCTAAGGGCAGAAAATGGGCGATTGCGTCAGGAATTGGCAGAGTTGAAACGGCCCACGGAGGATGAGGGAGTGGACTATCTGAAAAACATATTCGGGATAAAAGACTAACCGGACACAATGTCCGCATTCTTGTCCGGGTAACGCATGTATAGTAAAACCGTGCGAAAAATCGTAAAAAATCGTATTTTCAGGGCCAATATTATATTTACAATGCCGATATATGGTGTATACTGACATTATTGGAGGACGGGATGAAAACAAGGGCAACGAAAGGATTGACAAGAAAGACTTTTACGGCGAAAGATTCTAACGGTTGCGAATTTGTTTGTAGGGCAGTCTACGCCGAGCCAGTCTATGTAGATGGCGATTTTGTTAGAAACTCCAGATATCAGGCGCACGGCATTACTTGTAATACGCTGGATGCACTTAAAAAAGCAGTAGCCGAACTTTAACACGGACTAAGGGAATATAATGTCTTTTGCTGGTGTTGTACTAATCGAATCAATGAAACAAGAAGGTGCAGAATTGCAACTTGCGAAATGCAAAAGGGAAAAACGTACCGGATTTATAGATATGGGAAATTATTTGATATATCTTAAAGACGGTGTTCCATGCACACCCCCGAAATCAGAATATGAACTAGCCATTGACGAATTAGATAAGGAATTTCCTGGTGCCGAAACTAAAGACATATCGGAATCTACCAGTCAAGAAAAATCCGTACAGTCAGGGATAGCAAGATTTTTCAGCGGCGCATTTGCATTACTTGGGGCCGGATTTATCTTATATTACGTTTATTTACTAATAAAATGGATTGACACAGTTTTGATGGAGGCAAAGAGATGAAAAAAGGAAAGATCGAAAAGAATGCAAACGAGTTGTATCCATTCCAGGGTCAACCGCCATTTCAGTATCCGTGGTTGCGCGGCAATGACGGCAAGGCAAAGGAATGGACGGGGATGCATGGCGGCGACAAAAAGCGAAGGAAATAGCTATGGACATGATCGATGCAATCAACGCGGCTAAGGAAGCATATTGCGGCTTACATGACGGCGACGTAGATCAGTATGAAAAAGCCCTAGAATTTGGCGCAGAGCCGGACGTGGTTAACTTCTGGACGGAAAGGACCGTCCGCGATGCTCTCATGGTCGAAGCCCTGGACAATGCCATAAAGTACATCGAATCTCACGGACTCATGGACAAGGCGGCGCTATGGCGGTACAAGGAAATCGAGCTTTTGCAAGGGAAGGTCAAGGAACTGGAAGCGAAGCTAGAATTATCGCAAGGAATCTGCTAAAAGGGGGACGAATGAAAAAGTGTATGGGCGTAAAGGTGGCAATGAACGAAAAACTTGAGAAAATCAAGTGCCAGTCATGCCAGCATCTAGCGCGAGGGAAAAGGGGCGCAGATGACGATAAAATCACGGATTGGGTAGAGAATCCCGAAATGCCGTGCAAAATGTTCAAGGAGATGGAAAAGTAGTAGCGCCTGAATCGTAGACAACTGCCCCTCTTTTGAGGGGCTTTACTTTTTTCTATCCATCGTTTATAGTTACAAGTGAGGAAAGGTTGTACCACTTGGACGATAAACAGGTTTCCCACTACATCCAGACACATGAGCGATTCATAAACAATGCGGTGCGAATTCTCTTTGGCCGAATGCCGCAAGAGGATATCGAAGATGCAAAGCAAGAGCTATCAATCGTGATGCTCAAGTGCTTGCGACGTTATGAACCAGAAAAAGGCGTACCGCTAGACGCTTATGTGAATAACAGTATCCGCAAAAAAGTCTACGGTCTATTACAGGATTATATCGCGCAATCGTCGCCATGCATAGGAAAGGACAAAAAAAAGGTATCGATAATTTCCATGCAGTCAATACGCTATTCTGACGAAGGGGACGAGTATCTTTCTGATTCAATCGTTGACGAGGCCGATATTGTGGAGCTAATGGATGCGCGGCTAATTACCGATGACTTAATGAAGGGGCTTGCACCGGACTTGCGACTTATGGTAAAATTGTGGTCTGAACACTGGACATTGAAGTGCATCGGTGCAAAATTCGGCATAACCTACGAATCGGCGCGAAGCAGGATAAAGGCGGCGCTAACTGAAATGCGGACATTGATTGACGATGATGAATGCAAGAAACGATTACTATAAGGGGTCAAAATGACAACAATTACAATCGATGACGGCACAACTTTCGTTTCAAAGAAAATCGATGATGACTTTGAAGATGATGTGTGTTGTATGTCCGAAGCGTTCTACACAATGCTTTTAGGTCTTGGGTTTCTGCTGAAAAAATCACCGTTTGACATGGCAATGGCTGTAGATGAATTTGAAAACGGCGAAGATGAAGAAGTGGAGGAAAAAGATGAATAATATCGACCACTGTCCTGGATGTGGAATTTTTATTGACGATAAGTCAGTGAAAAAGTGTTTCTATTGCGGTTTCGACTGGACGGCCATAGAAGCAAGGCAACCGCCCGAACCGATGCCCGATCATTGCGATGAACACGGGAAATATGAGGGGATCGGCGTACCGAAAACGGATTGCCTTACGTGTTGGAAGATGCACAAGGGCAATGTGGATAGCAAGGTGAAGGAATTGGAGGCTGTGAAATGATTAAATGGCTTATCTGTAAGATTTGGGGACACAAGAAATATAGTCCCCATGCGTTGAACGGAAATCCATTTATTGCACTAAACGATTCAATGGGTAGTCCACTTGTTTTCATACATATCTGCAAAAGATGCAAGAAATTATATGTTGAATTTCAGTAAGGAGGCAGTGAAATGAAATTAAGTAAAACGATGGCAAGCGTCATACGCTATTTTGCATGGAACGCCATAGTTATCGGGGGTCTTGTACTTGCGACTGTTTTCAACGTCAAGGCCGTTATTAGTATTCTGGAAGTTTTCTTTGCCCTTGAAGCCCTATTGTATATTTTTTTCTGTTTTTCAGGCGATAAGGTGTTGAAAAAACTTGCCGAAGCCAATAATGCTTTCAAGGTCTACAAAATACCTTTTGAAATGCTTTTCGTTGCGCTTGCTTTCTATCTAAAACATTATTTCATCGGTATTTGTATGTCGGCAACTTTCTTTGCATATATCTTCCTTTTTGCTTCGACGGCGCAATATCGGGGAATTGAAACCAAAGAGGAATCCACGGTTGAAAAATCCTCGTAAATCGCGTATATATAAGGTATAGCTCCGCATTGAATCAGTGAAAACCCTCGATGCGGTTTATATTGCGGGTACGGAAATCCGTCCCGTTTAGTTATTGGGCTTGATGCGGCCTAGATCGGCAAAGTACACGCCGAAGCATCATAGCTTACTTGCCAGGTGCAAGCGGAGTAACGGGGTCGCCTAGTGCGGCTCTAGCCGTGGCAAAACCACGGAAACGTCAAGCCGGAGACTTGTCCGGCACATAGTGGGCGAGTGAAACGGTTTTCACGCCGGTCTCATAAGCCGGAGACAATGGGGTCAGCACCCATGCCCGCTAATTGTGGCGGTAGTTCAATCGGTAGAACGTTAGGCTGTGGACCTAATCGTCATGGGTTCAATTCCCATCCGTCACCGTGCGCGTACAATCGCGCTTTAGCGTCCTATTTTTATAGGATCATGGCTTGCGGTCAGCCGCCCCTCGTTGTAGGGGCAAACCGCTTGAGGTAATATGAAAAAGCTCGATGACTTTATCTTTAAGCACGGCATGAAAACGAAGATTATTACCAAAAACAAAGAAGTTTTTGCACAAATATCTATAAAACCGTGGGCAATGGCTTTCTTGTATACCTTGGCTTTCCTGAATGCTTTGAAAAGTGTGAAGATTAGCCTCTAGTCTCTTTTGTTGAAAAAGTATCTCAATTCCCGTATATATATACTAGACACTCACAAGGAGATATAAATGCGGTTAAGCGAGCAAATACGAATGTTTCTTGAAGGCCAGTACAAGAATGAGATACTTAATTCCTTTATCTATGAACAGATAGCCAATTTTTGCGACTTCCGGGGATACAATCATACGGCGAAGTTTTTCAAGGGCGAAGCCGATGGAGAGCGCGGCCATGCGAAGCATATCTTGGACTATGTTACCGAAAAAAGCGATATCCTGAATATTTTACCGGGAAGCTATGACTATCTCGCATTTTCCGAAGTGGCGAAAATCACCGTATCATGCGAATTTGAGGATTATTTTAGGAACGCGCTTGCGGTTGAAGAAAAGACCACGCAAGACCTGACGGCTATCTACCTTGCCGCGATAGCCGAGAATGACATAATGACGGCTGAAATGATGCTCCCGATGATTAAAGACCAGAACGAGGAAATCAATCATTATCAGACAATTCTTGATCGCTTCGCAATTTATCCCGCTTCGCCTTCACGCAATCACGATATCGATGTATGGATAGGTTCTAACAATTAAATATACGACCGCCCATAGCCGTGAGGCATAAGGGAGTTTTTGCATGGGAATTTTCAACTTCAACAGGCATAATAAGGCTGCGCGAATGCAGACTAATAATCTCATTCAATCGGCTGGAAACGCAATACAAAAGATATGGGCAAAGGCTCCGCGCCGCGATGCGATGCAGATGCCAGAATACGCCCATGTTTCCCCCAGGTTGGACGGCATAGGTGTAATTGCTCGCGCTGTCGCTGGTACTCCTTTCGCCATATATGATAAATTCGACCTAAGAAAGAACGGCGACTCGGCCAATGCTTTGATAGACCATGAAATTATTGACCTTTTGGAAAAACCGATACGAAGATATCCCGAAATCGACGGATATGCCCTTTTTTATATGACTTGCGCTCTAGTTGAATTGACGGGTGAATGTATATGGGTAAAAATACGAAGCCCTAGCGGAAAAGTCATAGAGTTGAATCCTGTTCCGAAAGCGTGGATAATGACAACGCCCACTGCTGGAAACCCTAATTACCTTGTAACTCCTTTTGGCGTAAGCTCTGCGCGAGCTTTGTCTATTCCTGTCGATGATGTGATATTGTTCAAATATACTGACCTTGTAGACCCTTATGGGCGAGGGCGTGGAAGTGCCGAACCGTTAGGGCAAGAATTGCAGACAGACGAGTACATGAGTACGATGCAGAGCAATTTCGCCTTCAACGATGCAACGCCCCCCTTCCTTCTGTCTGTGCCAGGTATGCCCAAGGATCAAGCCGACGCATTGAAAGAATCCTGGATGCAAAAGCTTGGCGGCTTCATGCACAGGCGCGAGCCTGCTATTGTGGGTTTTGAGGCAAAAGTTCAACAGTTAGCCATGACTCCCGTCGAAATGGATATGACCGAATCGCGGCGATTTATTCGAGAGGAATTTTATCAGCATTACCAAATACCTCCCGAAATATACGGCAATATCCAAAACTCAAACAAGGCATGCTATTCGTCCGATACCGAATGTCTTACTCGGGATGGCTGGAAATACCACGATAGACTTACAATGGATGACGAGATTGCCACGTGGAATGAAGAAAGCGGTAAGCTAGAATATCATCGTCCAAGCCAGATAGTTAGATATGACTATACTGGAGAGATGCATCATTGGAAAAACAAGAATGTAGACGTGCTGGTTACTCCCGATCACAGAATGTTTACCCAGACACAGTTTGAGGGTGATTTTGAAATAAAAAGAAGTTTCGAACTAGCCGACAAAAAGCTCATGCAGAAGTGGAGGGCAACGGGCGGGCTATATTCGGGAAGTTTGAACGATGTTATCATTCCCAAAGTTAAATATGTTGGATATGGTGTAAAGGGAGACGAGCCAGAAGGCGATGCATACCATATTGACCCGATTACTTTTGCCCCATTCCTTGGGTTCTATATATCGGAGGGTTCGTTAGAGGCGGCATTGCCGAACAGTACCCGATATGGTAAGGCTTTTGGGATTAAAATTTGTCAAAATGCCGGGTCTATTTCTGACAAAATAAAACAATCTATAATAGACCTTGGCATGGGCAATGCTTCATATACTTATTGTGGACCAGATGCCAAGAGATTACACAAATATGAAACACATGGAATAAGTAATAAGAGTCTCCATGCGTGGCTTTCTGAAAACGTGGGGAATGGATGCCATAATAAGAAGATTCCTAGATGCGTTTTTGATTGGCCCGCCGAAGCTCAAAGAGCTATGTTTGATGCAATGATGCTGGGCGATGGTTCTAAAAAACAGCCTAGAGTTAAGTCAAAAGCGGATTATGCTGACCAATATTACGCAACGACTAGCAAACAGTTGGCGAATGATGTACAACAATTATGTATGCAGTTGGGACTTAGGTGTTCTTGCCGTATGCATAACAAAAACAGGGCAGATACATACATACTCAATATTTCATCCAAACAATTCTATTTTGTTTCTACAAGCGGAATTGGTACGGGCAAACATTGTTCTGTTAGTCCTATAACGAAAGAGCAATATTCTGGAATAGTATGGTGTCTTGAAGTCCCGTCCCATGTATTCTTTACTCGAAGATTAGGTAAAGTAGCCTGTCACGGAAATACAATTCAGTCAGCCGAGTATCTGTTCTATAAGAATGTACTTAATAATCGCTATCGATTCTTCGAGCGCGTCATAACGAATCAGCTAGTTACTACTGAATTTGATAAAAATCTGGTTTTCCGATTTGAAGAAACTGTTCCCGAGGACGACGATTTTAGACTAGAAGTTATGAGCGCGGGATTGACGGGCGGCGTTGTATTGGTCGATGAGTGGCGCAAGGCGTTTAAACTTCCTCCGTTACCGAATGGCAAGGGAAAAGTATTTTTGCGTGGATTCTCGACCTACGAAGTACCACTTGATGGCGTAGCTTCTGAACCCGCGAAACCCGAAGGGACAACCGAGGAAATACCGGATGACAAGCCGACAGATGAAGAGGCTAAAAGCATCATAGCAGTACATATTCTTGATGATGAACCGATAATAATCAAGGAAGGCAACGAGACACATACAAAATATAGCGAAGATCAGCCAAGGGATGAATCAGGGAGATTTGGAAGCGGTGGCGGTGATTCTGCTGGAGAAAGTACAGATTTTGCGGCATATACCGAAAGAAACTATAGCGACATTGCAAGTAATGTTTCGGAAAAACAATTACAGGCTAATTTGGTTTATGCCAATACCGGATATTCAGACATGAATCGTGTTGCGCGTGGCGATACTGAAAATATGTCCGATTCTGATATTTCCAAAGTAAAAGGATATAATAAGCAACTTAATGGGTATATAAAAGGAAATACGCTTCCAGAAGATGCGGTACTCTCTCGGGGTTTTTCAGTGCCGAAGGGAGTAACCTTAAAAGAGGGCGCTATTCTTGAAAATAAGGGTTTCTCGTCTTTTACTTCCGACAAAGAAACGGCGGTTAATTTTAGCGGTGGCAACAAGGATTCAGTCATAATTACCGTGAGGGCAGCGGCGGGAAGCAACTTCGCTCCGGCGTTAAGGAGTATTGGCGGCAAGGTGGGACTAAATACAAAGGAATCGGAGTTTATCGGCGCTACTGGAATGAAATTCAGGGTAGTCGAGGAAAAGGGAACCGTCGATCATTTTTCTGGCCGAAAGATAAAAGAATACGAGGTTGAAATCTATGAATAGATTCGACGATAGTGAGGGCTGGGTAGTAACCGAACCTAAGGAAGATAAAGCCCTTAAAATGGCCGACAATCCACGGTTGACCGCAATCTGGAAAGCGTTTGATGCTAGGGCAACGGCTCACGAGGGCGAGTTTATTGAAGCGGTGAAACGCTATGCGAAAACACAGAAGGAAAAAGTACAAGACGCATTCAAGTCAAAAGAGATGGACGTTGCGCTTGAAACCGGAAAAGACATTGACCGAGAGATAGACCTTGCGCTTAATTCTGTATTCGACAAAGATGCCGACAAAGCACTAAAATCCGCACTTGCTCCGGCGTGGCTTGCATCGATGGAATCCGGGCGAGAGCATACGCTTGAAATGATCGGGAAAAAGACCGTAAAAGCCCCCGATGCTAATTTTGAAGTGTTCAACAAGCTAGCGAATGCATGGGTAGAAAAATTCGGCTTGAAGAAAGCGAAAGAGATAAACGGCACTTCTTTTGAGAATTTGAGGAAAAACATACAAGCGCAGATATCCGAGGCGTTGGAGTTAGGCGAAACGATCCGAGAGATACGAAACAGGATACTTGAATCGGTGGACGGCGTGTATGCTGATTTTGGAACCGATCCGAATAAGGCAGCCATCCGAGCAAACGCTATAGCGCGTACTGAATCTGCGACTGGCGAGAATTTTGGATCGTATACGCAAGCGAAAGCAGAAGGTATGCAGAGGAAACAATGGCTTAGCGCGATTGATTCTAGGACTCGTGGCGCTGATGATGACGATGAATTTGACCATGTTCATGCTAATGGTGAAACGGTGAACATTGACGAACCATTCACGAGTACGGGCGAAAGCATCATGTATCCTGGCGACCCTGAAGGAAGCGCAGGAAACGTAATAAATTGCCGCTGCGCCATGATTTATGGCGGCGATGGCGTGGAATTGGAGTAGGGTATGTTTGGTGTAATATATAAAGCAACAAATAAAATAGATGGTAAAATTTATATAGGCCAAACTACGCAACCTCTTTATATTAGGATAAAAAAGCATTTTTGCAAAAATGATGGATCTTATTTCCACAATGCGCTCATAAAGTATGGAAAAGTTGCATTTAGATGGGAGATTATAGATATAGCAGAAAGCATAGACGATTTGAATCAAAGAGAGGCTATGGCTATATCAAGATATGGTAGTATGAATATCGATATAGGATACAATTTAACTACTGGGGGTAATTCTTATAAGAAATCAGAGGAATCTTGCAGAAAGCAGAGCGAAAGAATGAGGGGTAAGAAATTATCACCAGAAACAATAGAGAAGTTGCGAATATCCCATATGGGAAAGCCGGGTTATTGGGCTGGTCGTCGTCCCCCATCATATGAGGCATGGATGGCGGGATCAAGAACAAGGGAATCCATAGAGAAGTCTCGGAATTCTAAACTTGGACGTATCCCCTGGAATAAAGGCAAGAGTGGATATACATCAGTTCCATGTAGTGTTGAAAAGAAGGAAAAACTGTCAAGGGCAACAAAAAACCAATGGGCTAACAAAACAAGAAAGGTTATATGTTTGGATAATGGAAAGATATATAGTTCAGCACATTCTGCGGACAAAGAATGTGGCGTAAAAAATGTAGCGTATGTATGTCAGGGAATATACACTCATTGTGGTGGTACCCACTGGCAATATCTGGATGATTATGAAAAAGAACATGAATGCCAAGAGTTACTATAAAAGGAGCTAAAAATGGCTGGTGAAATTCTGAATTATTCCCCTGCGGGTGGACGAGTATACAAAGAGGATAGCTCTGTACTGAATTGGGGCAATATCCTTGAGGCTAGTATGGGCATGGCCGGGATGGTGGTTGTCACTGATACAGCTAAGAAAACGGCGGCTACGGATACATACTACGGCGCTACGACCGTCGATAGTTTGGCTGTAGGCGAACTGGCCGGAGTTTTGAAAGGAACCGCCGGAACTGTATGGTGTAGGATTTACCACGGCAAAGGGAATCGATATTGCGGCAGACGCTAATTTTGCGGCTGGTTCGGACATAATCGTGACGGTATTTGGATACATTGCCTAATGTTGAAAAATGTTAGGGATTCGCGTATATATATATTGAACGTTGCGAAACGTACAGGATGGAAATATGGAATTAAAGAAAAGCATACATTCTGGAAGCATTGTAAAAGAAGCCCCTGGCGGTGATCCTCGGGTTCTTCGCTTTATTGCATCCAACGAAGCCCCTGACCGAGATAATGATATTATAGACTCTAGTGGTTGGAACCTTAAAAACTTCCAGAAAAATCCAGTTTTCCTTTGGGTGCATGATTACAAGACCGCACCTATCGGAAAAGTTATTAGGTGCGAAAAGGATATACGCAATAAGCAGCTAATTGCCGATGTTAGGTTTCCCACCTTGGAAGAAAACGCCCCTGACGGGAATCCTTCTGAACATGCTAAATTTACGGAGACTATTTTCAATCTCTATAAAAACGGTTATCTGAATGCGGTATCGGTTGGATGTAAATATCTGAAATATGAGCCTAGGTCGGATGGCGAACAGGCCGCAAAGCCGATGTATGATCGCGGTATTCATGTTTTAGAGGCCGATCTGTGGGAGCTTTCTGGATGTCCAGTGCCTAGTAATCAAGAAGCGATGCGAATGGCTTCTGCTATTCCCGGCGTTGAAAAATCTGCCCTTGAAATGGTGATAAAGTCATTTACCGATGACGCGAAAGAAAAGAAAGCAATTCCCTTCAAGCACTATCCTCTTGCGGACGAAACTGAAAAATGGGATGGACCGAAAGTTATCGCGGAATCGGATATCGAAGATTTGAAGCAGATTTGTACTTGGTACGATTCAAGCAAGGCCGACGAGGATTTGACGAAGGGAGATTTCAAACTACCGCATCATCTGTCAAAAGCTGACGGCTATAAAACGGTCAAGGCCGGAGTCGTGGCGGCGGTAGGTGCTTTATTCGGCGCACGTGGCGGAGTTTCCATCCCTGAAGCCGATGTTGAAAAAGTCAAAGCGCATCTGAAGGCTCATTATGATGAATTTGAATTGACTTGGCCGGAAGAAAAATCTGCATGGGTTGAGCAGGCCAAGGCTATCGGAGTTTACGAAGAGGAAAAACCCGAAACGAAAGACGCTGAACCGGACGAAAAGAAAGAGGGACGGAGGCTTTCGGCGGCCACTCTTGGGCTTATCGAAGAATTGAAAGCCGGACTGGTTGAATTTGACGAAGCAATCGAAGCGTTGAAGGGTTGCCGCGAGAATATGAATAAGCGGCTTATGGCATTAGAGAACGGAACCCCGGAAGAACCGGGCGACGATACGGATGGAATGGATGAAAAATCCATGACCATTAGAATAGTTGAGTGAAGAACGCTCGACGTGGCAGACTAAATAATTTTGGAGTAAGAAAATGGCTGAAATGACCTTGGAAGCCCTTCAGAAAACTATAGGCGAAGCCGTTGATAAGAGCGTCGCCCCCCTGAAGGCCGAGATTGAGAATCTCAAGAAAGCTGGTGCTGATACCGCGTCCCTTGAAGCCGCGCTTAAAAATGCGATTGCCGAAGGCGACAAGAAAAAGAGCGCCGTTAGTGCAGAGTGGGAATCACTGTTCGAGAATGCCCGTGCTAACAAAGACGGTTCAATCTCTATCGATGCCGCGAAAATGGTTGGAAAAATTGCTTCTGCTGGAGCTTTTGCCCTGAAATCCACCGGCACTATGCACCTGACCGATAAGCAGCTTGCTATCGACTATGCGAAGAAAATGTATCCCGAAGATAAGGCACTTCACGGGATTATGCAGAAAGACATGGAAGCCGGAATACCCTCTGCGGGTGGCTACGGTATCCCCCAGATTCTTCTGCCCGATTATGTGAATTATCTCTATGCCAAGACCTTGCTCGACAAGCTCGGCGTTTCCAAGTATCCGATGCCCGCTGGAAATCTCAAACTCGCCCGTGTTGATGCTACTTCGTCCTTTACTTGGGGCGGGGAAACTCCCACCGGCAACGCTACCCAGCCGACCCTTGGCGATATCGTGCTGAATGCCAAGAAGGGTACTGCAATCGTTCCTATTTCCAATTCCCTGCTTAGGCAGAATGCTATTGGAATTGACAGCCTCATTTCCCGCGACTTGCAGAGGATTGCCACTATCGCGCTCGACACTGCCCTGCTTTATGGCGCTGGCAACTCCTATCAGCCGCTTGGTCTTGAGACTACTCCTTCGATCCAGTCCATTGGTTCCAGTGGTTCACCCACTGCCCTGACCCCCCAGTTCCCGATTGACGCTATGGCGTTGCTTGAGAATGCTAACGTTCCGATGGAAAATGTGGCGTGGCTGTTCAATCCCCTTGCTAAGTCTTGGATGATGGGTAAAGCGTTTGCTAGCGGTCCCTTCGCTTGGGCTAACGAAATGAACGTGAACAAGACCCTCGATGGTTTCCCCTTCCTCTCTAGCGCAACTGTGAAGAATTCCAGCACTACTTGGGGAAATATCTGGCTGGCCGACTGGTCCGAACTGGTATGGGGCGTTTCCTATGATATCGCTCTCGATATCTCCAGGGAAGGTACTTATGTCAATTCTGCTGGTACTACGGTTTCTGCCTTCCAGCGCGACGAGACTTTGATTCGGCTTATCACCGAACTTGACTTCAACGTCAAGCATCCCGCTTCCTTTATCGAAGCATTCGTTTCGAAGGGTAGCTGATAGTTTCTAGGAATGGCCGTCTGAAATATGGCGGCCTTAATTAAAAGGAGAAAAAAGATGATTAGCTTTAACCTTGATAGATACAAGGGCAATGCCGGGATTACACCCGCTGCCTATACTTCCGCGCAGTCGAGCGCCGTTATCGATAGGACTGGATACAATTCCGCTATCGTGACGCTTCCCGCCGGAATCTCTACTGGAAATACCCTGACCCTGACCGTGCTTGAGGGCACTGGTTCGACCGCCGCGACCGCCGTTACTCTCTCGGCAACTCCCGCCGTGGTTGATACTACCGGCGCGACTTATACCACGTATCAGTTCGACCTTTCCGGCATGAACAAGAATATCAAATTCACCGTAACGCCGGGAACTTCGACTTCTTGCGTCTATGGTCTTTCGGTTCTTCTGTTTGACGCTCGCGTTGATCCGGGTTCGGGGACTGCCGTTACTCCGCTTCGCAAGGCATAAGGAGATTCAAAATGCTGTCTTTCTATGTTGATCGCGTATTGCACAAACAGGGATTCGCGCCTAGCTCCTTTAGTGGAACGACCGCTGTTCCTACCGCTGCAATAGATAGGCTTGGCTTCAATACGGCGTTTGTTATCGTAGATAATGCCGCCGCCTCTGGTACGCCTACGGCTGTTACTTTTACTCTCACGTTCCTGGATGGTGCCACTGACTCACCCGCGACCGCTGTTACTCTTGCGTCGGCCCCCGCTGCATATAGCGTGCTTGCGGCTGGATGTGCCATGTATACCGTAGACCTGACAGGATTCAATCGCTATTTCAAGGCCGTGCTGACCCCGGCGTTTACCGGTGGAACCGTTCCTGCCGTTGTCGCTTCGTGCGCTATTGTGCTGGCTGATAGTAGGGTAGACCCTGCTTCTGGAACCGCAGTAACACCGTTAAGGAAAGCATAATGGCCGGATTGTGTGCGCTCTCGGATGTTAAGACGTGGCTTGATATTACATCCTCGGATAAAGATGCCAAGATACAAATGTTTATCGATGCGATAAGCGCGAAAGCACAAACGTATCTTGGCTATCCTACTAGAAAAGCAACGTACACCGCCGAGAGGCACCCAATTAACAATATGCAATATCTCTATTTGAACGCCGCTAACATTCAAAGTGTTTCGGCGGTATCAATCGATGGTGTGACAGTTGAGGCGGGAACGGATGACCAAGATTATCAATTCTCGCCCGCCGACGCTACTGCCGGACGGCTTTATCGTGGGACGGGATGGTGCGGACGGTACTTTACTCGCGGGATGACCTATGACCCCGTAGCCGGTGCAAGGATTGTGCTAGTGACTTATGTCGCTGGATGGCTGTTTCCCGATGATGATTTGTATAGTAAAGGCTCTACGACTTCTGTGCCGCCTGAAATAAGCGCGGCGATAATGCAAGAAACCGTGCAATTGTATAACAAAAACCTACAGGGTGGAGAAGGATTGACATCGTACCGCGAGGGCGGCGTGTCATGGGGATGGGACGTTGCAAGTAACGAAGCCGGACTATCGGCGGGTACCGTGCAGATTCTTAATGCCTGGAAGCGGTGGGCAGTGGCCTAATAGGACGAATCAATGATGAATTTTCCTGAAACTGATAAAATGATTCACTCCTATAACAAAAACGTAAGAAAAAAAACACATTTAAAAATAGACCCCCGGCTCGGGGACGAAGTAGGTTTAGCGCCTCCTCTTCCTGCTGAAATCCCCGAGCTTTCTTTTGAGGATGATGATGAACGACAGCGTTAAACTGTATGAACCCGTGAAGGTCAAAACCATACGAGGCACGATTATCAATGTATGGGGCGACGATAACGGGGAGATAGGCGGCTTGGATTTTACTGAATCCGGCCTTGGTATACCTGTTGAGGGTATGCCTCTTTCCGTTACTACGCTAAAAGAGACAATTACGGCCAATGTTCAGCCGAAATCACTATCAGAATATGAGCTTGCGGCCTGGGGTATGAACGATATGCCGAGCGATGCGAAAGTGCTTTATTATCGCGGCTCATCGGTGCATCTGAAAAAGGGCAATCGCGCAAAAGTGAACGATGATGGTATATACGAAATTCGTGGACAAAACTCTTGGCCCAAACATTCCGAGGCGATATTGACCCCGGTACAGGGAATCGGAAATGTCACTTGACGAAGAGACGCGAAAGTCTATTGAGGACTTCAAGAAAAAAATGCTTGAGAAGAGCAAGCAAGTACATACGTCTTTAGGCAAAGCGATTACAACTGCCTGTATTAACGTAGAGAATTCCGCGAAGCTGGGCATGACACAAACGCGGGTAGACCCCTTCAAGTCATACACCCGATGGAAGGGCAAGAAAGTACATCTAGCATCAGCAGAGGGCGAATATCCCGCCGTTGACAGTGGCCGATTGAGACAGTCGATAACGCATAGCGTGGAAATTGAAGATAGTGAAACGGTGGGACGCGTGGGGGTAAATTTGCCCTACGGTAAATATCTTGAATTCGGTACTAGCAAAATGGCGGCTAGGCCGTGGCTTGCGCCTTCGCTGGAAAAGAATAGGGCAAAGATCAAGCAACTGCTAGGAAACGCCTTGAAAGGCGGGGAAGTGGAATGAGTTATTTCGACACCGAAGCATATATTTACTCCAAATTGTCCACCGATTCGGCGTTGCTTGCGCTTGTCGGGGACGATACGCATATCTCGGCTACTCATCCTGAAAATATCACGGTTTTCCCGTATATAATATATAGGGAAGATTTACAGGACGATAGGGAATTTGTTGACAATCTGCCGGTTGCGTCTACCTCGATGTTTGTCATCGATATTTATGTTAAGGACGCAGATACATATCCCTATGTCAAGGCCGTGCATACGATTTTCAATGCTGATTTTTGGACGTGCGAGTATTCGGCAGATATTCCCGATCCGAATGTGCGAGTAAAGCACAGAAACATGAGATTCAAGCGTCTGCTTTTTGCGGGCGATATTTCGTAAAAGGAGATCAATATGGCATCTGCTCCTAAAATTGGTCTAGACAAAGTATATGTCGCCTCGCTGACAACGGATGACGGGACGAATGTACCCACCTATGGGACTCCGGTATTGCTTGCCGGTGCCGCAAAGATGACGGGGAATCCTAATGGAACCCTCGTGACGGATTGGGGCGATAACGGCCCTTATTTCACAATGAATGCAAGGGGCAACCTTCAGGCTACGCTTGACCTTATCGATGCCGATCCTTCTGTGCTTGCTGCGATGCTTGGACAGACTCGATCCAGTGGTATCACGCAGGAAGGTATACTCGATCAGTCTCCCTACTATGCGCTTGGGTTCAGAGTATGGATCGGTGGTCTTGATGGTTCTGGTAACAAGATTTATGAGTATTTCTGGTATCTGAAAGGCAAGTTTGCTGTTCCTGAACAGGGCGCGGAGACTAAGAAGGAAACCGTATCCCCTCAGCACACGGTACTTTCTGCCGAGTTTGTGAAGCTCGCCTACAACGATGTACTCTGCACTCATGGAAGAACCGATTACGGCCTGGCAACTGCCACCGCTTCTGCATGGTTCAATCAGCCGGTGTATGCCGCGACTCAATCGCTTTCCGCTGTTACGGTTAGCTCTGTTGTTGGTTCTAGCTCTGCCAAGACGATTACCGTTACTTTCGGCAAGGGAAGCTCTGAAACCTTCTCGCTTGTTGCGCCTACCGATGATTCGACGATTACGGTTTCTGTGGTATCTACCGGCCTTCTGCTTGCGGGTGCGTATACCTATACACCTTCTGCGGCTGGAACTACTCCGACAATCGTGATAGGGAATAGCAATATAGCGGGCGTTGCGTATCTCGTGACCGTGACGAATAGGGTTGTCGATAATAACGGCGTACATGTCACCGCGAAATCCTCTCTTGTAACTCCGTCTTTATGAACTGAATCAAGCCCCTGGTTAACTCCGGGGGCATATCTCTAAAGGGGCGCAAAATGGGAACTAAGAATATTCATCCAAGTAATGGAAAATTGACATTGGACGGCAAGGATTACGAGCTGGACTATTCGCTTGCATCCTTCGCGTATCTTTCTGAAAAGTACGGCGATCTTGGGGTAATTTTCAAAATGGCCGATACTACGGGAAAAGATACGAAAGACCTAATGTCGCGTGAGTTTTTGGAAGTCATCGCTAATATGGTCTATGCGGGGATAATGCGGCCAGATGCCGAACTGCTCGAACAGGGAAAGAGCTTCAAGGAAGCAGATACATCCGGCTTGAATCCGTCTAAAATCCTGTTGAAAATGAAGCTAGGCGATGTAATGAACATTTCCAAGGCGATAAGCGGAGCGATGATCGGGTCAATGCCCGACGCGGACCCTACCAAAGCGGGAACGAATCCCGCGAAATAGACTGGCCGTGGGACCTATTGTATACGGCGGCTCGCGTAGACCTTCACCTATCCGCTAGAGAGTTTTGGAGACTGAAACCGCGTAAACTCATGGCAATGATAAAAGAGCAACGAAAATCAAGCCGCTACAATATGCAGATTTTGGCATACCTAGCGCGTGGCGGGACCCTCGAAGAACTCGACGAAGAAACCGAAGGATGGGACAAGCCCGCGAATACATCATGGCTAACCGGAAACGATACAAAGGGAAGCGGATCGATAATGATAAAATAGGACTGCGCTATGGCCGATGAATATGAAATAAGTGCGAAAATAACAGCCGATGACTCGGGCTTTCAAGCCGCATTCGGCAGACTCGAACAATCTCTCGGGGGATGGGGAATACACCTTGACCAAATGTACAACAAGGGTTCCTCATTCCTCAGGGGTTTTGGCATAGACATCGACCAAATGGCTTCGAAGCTAGGGACAACCGGCCCGATGCTTGCGGGGTCTATCGGGATAGCCGTAACCGCCTTTACCACATTAAAAAAAGTTATTGCCGATACTACGGCTGAATTTGTCGAAGATGAAACCGCACAATTGAAATTCAATGCCGCAATAGCAGCTAATGCTAAAATGACGGCGGGTGCCAATGCTAGACTAGGGGAACTTGCAACTACTTTCGGACTCTTGACCGGAAATTCTACTGCATCGGTTCAATCAATGATAGCCATGCTTTCCGCTACGGGCAGGACAGAGGAAGAGATTAACAAGATGCTCACGGCGGCGCAAGGACTTGCTACCGCTACAGGACAAGACCTCAATACCGCACTAACACAATTGAATATGACTTTCTCTGGATCAACTGGCCGAATGGCAAGGATGACTCCCGAACTCAACAATTTGACAAAGGAAGAACTAGAAAACGGGAAAGCAGTAGACCTCTTACTTACTAAGTACGGTGAATTTGCAAACACATTAGCGGGTTCGTCGGCTGTCTCTATAAACAATTACAAGAATCAGATAGGCGAATTGAAGTCTGCGATGGGACAGATGTTCGAGCAAGGCATAAAGCCGATACGCGACGGGCTTACCTCTATGATACGGTATCTGGTAGAAAATGCCGATGTATTGAAGGGCGCGTTCAATGGCCTTGCCTTGGGATTAAGCGCGGTACTGTTTGCGTTCAATCCTGTTTTGGGCGGTATTGCTCTCGTGGTATCCGCACTATGGACCCTGCAATCAGTGACGGGTGGATGGAAGGCTCTCTGGCTTGAAACGAAGGGCGTATTCTTGGGCGTGGTAAAAGTCATCCTTGACGGAGTTTCGGGGATGATTAACATTACATCCGGTGCTATCAATATATTGCTCAAGGCGTACAATGCGCTAGTCAGTCTTGTGGGCGGGAAGCCTGTAAAACTGATAGACCCTCTTGATATAGCCGATTCATCGGGGATAACGAAGTCGCTCCAAGAGAATCAAGACGAACTTAAAAAAGTACGCGACGAAAATGCAAAACTAGCGGATCAAAGCAAAAAGAATACGGCTGCACAAGTAGGGGAACTTGCCGAACTAGCCAAGAAACGCAAAGAATCAGAAGATGAATACAAAAAGGCAATGGACGCGACAGCCTTCAAATTCAAAGAGGGCTTGATAAACTACGCCGAAATGCTAGAGGAACGGAAATCCTCGACAAGTGCCTTTATAGAAAAACTCCTTGCAATGGGCGACACTTCGAGCGATGTACTCATGGCCGCTATTACTGATTGGAAATCTCTTAAAACACAAATAGATAATTTCAATGATTCTGTTGTGATTGCAGAGCAAAATCTACGAAACTTTAAGGCGCTAGAACGGCAACAGGAATATGAAACAAATGCCGCCATAGCTACCGATGGGGCGCAATACGTTGAGCTTGCAAAGCAGAGACTAGCCGATGAACTGAAAGCGGAAGAATTGGCCGCGAAAGAAAAGGCCGATATCGTTGCCGCTTCGATGGAAGCGCGGTACACTCTACAAGAAAAGCAGAATCACGGGCTTGAAACTTTTAGGCAAGCCGATAGAATCGCAGAGTACAACTTCCAGCAGGTAGCATTAGAAAACTATAGGAAAAATCTCGACAAAAAATACACACTTGATGAAAAAGCCCTACACGGCAAAGAGAAACTAGAAGAAAAAGGCCGCGATGTTATTTGGAAAGACGAGGAAGCTGGCTGGAAAGAGCATAATGATCGCATGGCGGCTATATCGCAAGAGGAACGCTGGGCAGATGCGGCAAAGCAAGAGGAGATAAACGCAAAGAACCTAAAAGAAGGTGTTGCGCTTATCGAAGCCAAAGAAAAGGCCGCCTATGACGCTGATAATGCTAGGTGGAAGGCCGCGACTCTTGGATATAACGCACTTGCTAAACTCCAATCCGATGCACAAGAGGCCGAAACTGCGGCACTTAGAAAAGCAATGCAAGAGCGCAGGTCTTTATACTTACTTAATAAGTTAGAACTTGAACACGATGCAGACGATAAGAAAAAGAAAGACGCAGAAGTAAACAAGGCTATCGAAGAAAACTACCGAAAGCACTTAGCGAAAAAATACACACTCGACGAAGAATACAATCACGGCAAAGATGTATTGCGGGACGAGGATCGCATAGCTGACTATAACAATCAAGTAAAGCTGACCGAGCAACATACTACCTATGCGCGGGCTAGGCTCGATGCTGAAACCGATGCAACTGAAAAATCACAGCAAGCCTGGGGGAAATTCAGGGCGCTAGAAGCTAGAGACAAGGATGCGGCTGACAAAAAGGACGCAGATAGACGCAAGAAGGCTTTTGCCGATAGCGTAGACAAGTGGACAAATTACGCAAAGCAAGTAGCCGGAATTATGGGCGGCGTTGCGGGTGAAGTTGTATCGGCTGTTGCCAATATCGCGGGGGCACTAGCCAAAGGCGATTGGATAGGCGCGGCCATTGCGGGAATTGCGGCCCTCGTGAAGCTCTTTACCAATGAATACAACAAAGCCTTACGGGAAGCGAATCGGGAACTTGAAAAGAATAAAAAGCTATTCACCGAAGCAGGACAAGCGGCTAATGCGTATACTGCGATACTTGCCAAGGTAAAGCAGCAAGTGGCGAGTTTTTACGAATCCTTGCAAGACGTTGGAACGGAAATAGCGTCGGCACTCGTGGATAATCTTACCAATGGACTCACGGAATCAGACTTCCTTGAATCGATGAAAAAGTACATTATAAAGATGGTTATTCAGGCAGCCATATTTACCGAGTCACTATCATCGCAGATTGCGGCCATTGGACAAGCGATAGCGGACGGCATTGCAAACGGCATGAGTACCGAACAGATTGCCAATATCCGGGCGCAGTTAGCTTCGCTCTATCAAAATGCAAGCGCGACTGCTTCACAGGCTACGGCGATTGTGGAAGGTGGATTTACTAATCTAAATACTCCGGGTGCGGCACCGAAGCAGACCAATAATACGGTTATTTTCAATAGCCCAGCGCAATTGTCACCCTATGAGCAAAGAGTGGCGACTCGTGCTTCATTGCGACGCATGGCTTTTGAAGGGGATTGATACTATGAGACGTTTACGATATACTAATCCTTCCGGCGTTGAAATAATACTTTCTGATGCTTTCTATGGGATAACCTCGGCTGTTGGCCTGGGCGTTCCGCAGATGACTATTCAGGAAAAGAAAGCACCGTACCAGGACGGATCAACGCACATTGACCAATTATTTGAACCTCGCGAGATTGTGGTTGATGGGTCCATAAGCACGGGCGTATTGATAGATATCTATCGCTATCGGCGCGAAATGTCGGCGGCGTTCAATCCGAAGCTAGGGCCGGGGACGCTGATCTATGAAAACGACAACGGCTCTTGGCTACTGGAAGGCGTGACTCCGCAAGGCCCGATCTTTGCGAATAAAAACGCTAACGAAGGCTCGCAAAAGTGGCAGATTACTTTCCACTGTTACGACCCCTATTGGAAAAACGTGAATACGAAAGAGTACAGCTTGTCCGGCGAAGGCACTTTGTCAATGACAAATGCAGGGGATGTACCTTGTCCGATTGATCTTGTAATATATGGGCCTATCACGAATCCGAAAGTCATAAACAATACTACGGGCGAGTATATCCAATTGATTAAAACCTTTTCGGCTACAGAAATAGCGATCATTTCAACTCGATTCGGCGCGAAAACTATTTCGATCCTAGCCGGGGAAGTGCCGCTTATTCAATTTGACAATTATGAGATTATTGTTAATGGTCAAGCATTGTCTACAAGGGCGCTGACCAATGGTATGCAATATCTCAATTTATTGTCAACTTTCTTTACTCTTGACGTAGGTGCTAATGAATTAGAATTGATCGATGCTGGAACTAATACCGGAATGTCGATGACTGTCAGTTACCGCGAAAGATTCGTAGGGGTATAAAATGAATGTGCCTGTTAGACTTTTCGATACATCTTTAACACTCCTTGCGGAAATAGACGACTATGAAAATCTCTATTTTGAACGCATGTGGTACGAAGATGGACAGTTTAACATAACGATAAATAAGAATAAACTCTATGCAAGTCTTTTGGCTCAAGACGTGATTGTCATGGTGGGCAATCGCTCGGACAGTATCGGGATTATCACGCAAGTTCAGGAAGTCATGGGCGAGGAAGGAAAGGGAAGCGAGGAAATAATAGCTTCCGGTTTCCAGTTGAAGCATATTTTTGCACGGCGTAGCGTTGAACCGGCCAGTGGTAAGGCGAGATACGCAATCCCTGGCGACATTACGATAATTGACGATCCCGGCAATCCTATATTCAATTATGCTTTTTATGTCTCACGTGTAATGGTGGGCGACGTTTGCCATATCTACTATACCGATGGTGGGACACTGTATCATCGCACGGCTTCGGACGTACTTTTGCATACGTGGAGTGGCGGCGCGGCGTGTACGATAGGCGGTGGCTCGGCTACCAATTGCGCGTATCCTTTTGTTTTCTATTCCGGTTCCACGTATTACATGATTCTGCAAAGAACCAATGACGCTTCGCCTTACTCATATTATATGTATACCTCGTCGAACGGGGTTGACTGGACGATAACGAACGGCGGGAATAAGGTATTAACTGCCGGGGCTGGAATCTATACCTATACATGGGGCGCGTCGATTATATTGGTCGATGGATACATGTACCTGTTCACCGAATGTGCTACGGCTGCCACGGCGGGAGACTATGGCATAGGGTATTCATACGCTACGCTAGCCTCTCTTGGGACTGGAACATGTAATTTTAACACGAACGCTACGGCAGCGCATATTATAGAGAATTCGGGTTGTCCTAATGCTATTTATGTTCCCGATAAAACCGCCATCATGCTTTTTCACGGCTATGTAAATTATTCTGATGTAACTTATTGGCAACTTCGTGTTAGTTATAATACTCTTTCCGGTGGTGCTTCTCTTGCGACAGGATGGACCACGTCGAACAATTGGAATCTTGCGCTTGACTCGATGAACGCGCTGAATCCGAGTTTCCTGTCCCTTCCGGCTACGAAAACCTATCCGCTATTGCTAGGGTATCTGTACAATAACGCAAGCAATTATCAAGCATATTTCAATATGACCCTGAACGAGTTTTACAATATCATTTCGGCTAATATCCCCGCTGAAACAGTGATAAAGCAACTCGTGTACGATCAAGCGGGAATAGGTGCGGGGGCTTCCCGGTTGTTTCCGAATCTGCTAGTCGCCACCGACCAGGCTAGGGGCGTACCGTATGTCCTATCGGCCCGATACTCTGTGCTTTCGGCAGAGCTGAAAGACTTCGCGTACAAAACCAATATCTGCCCGGATATACGATTAAACCTAGTGACCAAGACCCTGGTCTTTGATGTATACCAAGGTCTTGACCGCGTGGCTTCGCAGAGCGTAAACGGAAGGGCGATTTTCTCGGCTGACTTCGATAACTTGCGGCGCGGAGAAGTGACCCATTCGGATATAAACTACCGGAATCTAATGATTGTCGGCGGCAAGGGTGCTGGATCAAAACGATACATTTACAAATACTACGGAACTACAGAGCCTACCGGATTTTCCAGGCGCGAGCTTTTCGTCGATGCACGAGAGATTGAGGACTTCGCAATCAAGTCTCGGGCAAAGAATGAGCTTGAAAAGTATATAAATGAACATACAATAGATATCGAGGGACTAGAGTATTCCGGCTTGCAATATCGCACTGATTATGACGTGGGCGATATCTGTACTATCGCGGTGTACGACGATTCGCTTGACGTTCGGCTAGCGGGTGTAACCGAAGCATGGTCGCACGGCAACTATGAAATGTCGCATATATTTGGAAAGCCATATCCTACACTGACAAGCAAGGTCGCGCAAAGCCAAAGCGAAACGGAAGATAGTTTGTCGGCTACGGAGGCGACAGCGGCTACTGGTGGCGGTAGTCCGGCGGGTGGCGGGGCTTCGACCATAACCGTAGTCAATGACGAGATATCGAATCTCAATGAATACGTGCTTTTCGGCCTGAATCTATCAGGAAGCGTGGTTCCTCATACTGATTCGCAACTGACCTATAATCCGTACTTGGGGCAACTCTCGGCAGTCAAGTTTTCCAGTACAAATCTAGCCGTTACGGGAACTGCAATCATCGGCACGGCTGAAATAACTACGCTCGACGTTACCGATCAACGATTGATTGAGTATACAATCCCCGGCTCCACAGATAAGATTTTGCAGTACAGAAACACTGCAATAGGACAGACAAGCGGCAACGTACATAGCATATTTGAGATACGCTCCCCGGACACGGCAACGGCTGAAAGCACTCTATCACAGCATGTAGTTTTAAGCGGTACTGACGATTGGGTAAGGGACGTTTCTTTCCATAATTATTCCGGGTCCATGAAGGCCGTCGATGTGCTCTCGCACTTTACCGGGACAACGGCGGGGAAATGGTCTTGGGTATCTAGGTATACCACGGGCACTAATTACGTCATGATCGAGCGCACGTTGATGAGCCTGGCCGGGGACAGTGGAAACGCTATTCTAGGCGAGGATGCGACGATAAGCGCAAGCGCACGGGGAAAGCTCGATGTTCGGTCGTATGGCAACACGGCGCTACCTGCCGCGATAATCTCGCTTGACTCGTCCAATGCTTCGCAACCTAACGCGCTACTCGTGGAAAACGGCTTAAACTACGCATATGGCGGGAATTTGGTCGCGCTGAAAGTTTTGAACGCCACGGATACCGCAACGGTCCTGAAACTCGAAAATGCCGGATCGGGATACTATATCGTAGCTGACGCAGTTTTCAACCTTGCGAAAAACGGCGATATCGCTTCATCGGGGAATTTTGTAAACAGTGGGAATAAGTCTTTCTCCAATGCGTTTACTTCAGGCTTTGCGGGTGCGGGCTGGCGCGTGGATTACGGTGTAAGTCTCGCTGGAAAGTCATCGGCTGAATTTGACAATTTGACAATTCGCGGTACAATGCGGGTTTATGAACTTATAATAAATCAGATTAGGGCTACCAATGGGTCGTTATTTGTATCCTCGGCGGCTAAAATAAAATCAGCGACACTTGCTTCTGGCACTATTGGGGTAGATGGGAGCACCTACACACTATCTACCGGAGACAGTGCTGAGGGGATATATCACGGATTTTTGATTAACGATGTTATCAGGGCGCAGCGGTTTATCTGGAATGGCACAGGTGAGGCAACTGTCTATCAAGTAAATATGGTGGTAACTGGTATCACCGATCTTTATACCCTTGTTGCTCAACTTGTAGGAAGCAATACATATATAACTGCAGTTTCCAAATTTAGCGGCATGGATTTCGTACGGCTTGGAAATACCTCTAACACAGATAGGCAGGGAGCGGTATACCTTACTTCCGATGATTCAAATTCCCCCTTCGTGGACATAGTAAACGGCATTACCTCTCACGCGGATTGGAATACTGCGGGAAAAGTAAAAGCCAGGCTTGGCAAGCTGTCCGGTATAACATCGGCTACTTTTGGGACGCTTTCGGGCTATGGTCTTTGGAGTGAGAATGTATATCTTGAGGGTGCTATCCGTTCGACTAGCGGCGTAGTGGGAGCGTTTACCATTGCAACGCATCTTTATACCGGAAGCAAGACGGCTTACAACGATCTTGCCACTGGCGTACATGTAGGATCGGACGGTATAGGGCTTGGGGCGAACTTCTATGTTTCGGCGGCTGGCGCTATCATGGCGAAGTCGGGGACTATAGGGGCATGGAATATCGATGCCGACTCTTTGTATACCGGGACTAAAGTCGCTTCGGGAAGTTTTGCGGCGGCTGGCGCTATTACCATAGGATCGGATGGGCATATAAGCACGAATCAGTTTAGGATTGATACGGGGGGAGGGGCTTATTTTAAGGGTAATGTAGCAACGGGAAGCGCGACGGCCCTGCTTACTGGTGACGGTGTATGGGTAGGAAGCGATGGTTATTTTAGGGCCGGATCGGTAGCAACGTCCGCACTGGTCAAGGGTATTTCGTGGGATGGGACTGATTTTAGAATTAGAGGAAAGGCCGTATTTCAGGAAGTGGCAATTGCAAATGTTACCGCCGGAGCCGTTACGGTAAAATCTCAATCGGGTGTAAATTCTCATCTTGGGACTACATACGATGCCGCTTTTTCAAAACAGATATGCGCTAGTGGCGTAGTCACTGTTACTTATGGATTATGGACAGATAACGCATCATCGGCAGCCTATGGTAAAATATACTTAAATGGCGTTGCTGTTGCCGGAACAGAACAGACTACTACTAGCTTGACAGAAGTTAGCAAAACATCTAATGTTACCATAGCGGAAGGCGATATAGTGCAATTATATACCAAAAGCAACGGGATAGGTACTTACGCTTTCTCGGATCATTTTGTAATATCAATAGCGGAGCAACCGGGTATATTAAAATATCTCGGTTCACCGTAAGATCATAAAACAGGAGGCGTTTTATGAAAAAGGTATTAGTATTGGTTTTTGTAATGCTTTTGTCGGGATGTTCTTTGTTTATGTCCTTCGATTGCGATCCTCCTTATGTTGCGGAGGTGCTAACAAGCGGGACATGGCAAGGAAATACAATTACAACAGATATAGGTATTTTTATTACAGACGAAACAGTAACGGGAAATCCTGTTGCCGTATTGGTTCACGAATACGATGGAATTTGGTATATCTGGAATACTGGATATAGAATATGGAAGCAATAAAAAGGAGAGGCCATGTACACAGTTAGGGACTTTACAATCGCGCTGTCAAGGGATTTGCGGGGCGACCCAAAGACTAATCCATTGTTCGGGACAACGGTTTTCAATCTTATTCAGGACAAGATAGATTCATCGGACTTGTCGAATCGATTGACTACGTTGAAAATTGAATTGAGAGACATTCCAGAATATAAGGCATATCTGGAAAACCATGACGCTAGAATCGAAAAATATGGCAGGAAGCCGGACGATAAAGATACGGGAGCAAACAGGACAGCAGTATCAATTATCGATGACCGATGCGATCCTGAAAAACTTGAACTATTCAATAAAGAGGAAGCCGAAGAGCTTTCATCTCCGGTTGATCGGAAGATAAAACAGATACCACTAAGCATTACGCTCACGCAAAAGGTCAAGGGTTCATACTGGGAAATGCTTTATCCCTTCATCGATCAAAAGAGTTGAAAAAACAAGCCGAATCCCGTATATATAAGATGAAGCATTAAAAAATCGAAAGGGTGCGCTCATGTCGTGAGACAGCGGCAATCCCTTTTTCCAGCGCCGTGAGGCACAGGGGACACTATGGCAGAACTATCAAGATTTTTCCCTTCCATTGGCAGCGACAGACTCTATACCGCCTCGCAAGTAAACGAATACTTATACGAGACGCTAGAGGAAGAAAACGGGGTTTTACACCTACCCGTAGCAAGCTCTTATGCTGGGGAATTGGCTGTCACTAATGCCGGAACGCTATCGGTTGACATTGCAACTGGCGCGGCTGTCAAGGCCGGAGTATTGTATCTTAATTCCGCTAGCTTGAATAAATCATTGACGGCAGTAACTAGCGGATACCAACGATACGATAGAATCGTCATCCGGTCGAGCGCGGCTAATCGAAACATGGTTGCAACAATCATCGCGGGGACGGAAGTCATCGGCACGCCGACAGTGCCGAGTGTGGTTGCTGGGACTGATGTACTTTTGGCAAAGATACTTATCAATCGAAGCTCGGGGACATATGTCTACACCGTTACGGACGAAAGAGAATTCCGTTCCTATCTTTTCGTTTCCGACGATGCGATAGCCTCGGCAATACACGGATCGGCTAGCAAAACTACGCTTGCAAGTGCGGACGAGTTTGCGGTTATCGACACGGCGGCTAGTAATGTACTGAAAAAGATACCGTTCTCAAGCCTCGCGGCGACGACCGGAATAGAAAGCGCGTATAAATTCCCCAAGGCCATGGGCGCTGAAATTGCGGCGATCCTCACGGCTGGCGGGTACACGCTGACAGCACCCTCTGGCGCGAACTCCCTTGACGGCATCGCGGATACGGTGACATGGAAAAAGGTCGCGGCGGCAGTGGCAACGGCGCTGAATGCGGGGACGTATGATGCGGCGAGCGTGGCAACGCGAGGAATAGGAACAGCTACTCCTCCAGCAATGGTAACGTCGTGTGATGCCTATAATATTGGTGGCTTATATACAGATTCAGGGGCGCTTACCAATAGCTCGTGGAGTGGGTCGGCGTCAAGAATACTTGTGTTGCCCATAAGCACCACGAATGTAACCCAACTTGCATTTCGTAACGGCACTAATCACATAAGAATAAGGGAATACGCGGCCTCTGCGTGGACTGCGTGGAAAGAGGTATGGACTGCTGACTCCGACGGCAACGGGGGGCAGCCACCTTCCGCGAAGTCGAATCAAGTATCAAACGCGACGATTGGATGGTTTGCGGCGGTAGATTGTGCGTCGGGCGCGGGCGTTACTTTACCATCTGGCGGGACGTTTGAATGGTTCGTAACTACTTACGGTGCAACGTATAATAGTGTAAAATCAGGAATATCGGCGGGGGGTGCAATGACTGGCACAGCGTCCGCGAATCTCACGATGTATTACAAGAGGTTGACCGCATGAAACGCTACGCACTAATAGCCGGGAACGAGGTATTGATAGACCAAGAATCAATGCTTGACATTGTGACTTTTGGGCCGTGGTATGCCAATTCATCGAAGATAGATAAAGTGAAAGGAAGGATGTATTTCGGCCATAATCTGCCAGAAGTAAACGGAAAGCGCCGACACGTTAAACTTCATCGCATTATTGCAGGGGCTATAAAGGGGCAAGTTGTTGACCATAAGAACGGCAACACTCTTGACTGTACTCGTGATAATCTTCGGCTCACTGACGCCACAGTGAACGTCATCAACGCAAAACAATCTTCGCCACATCCCGGCCTCTATTTCGAGAAGGCGAAAAAACTATGGCGGGCGCGTATTCATGTCAACGGAAAAAGCGTATCTCTTGGCAGATTTAAGAAAATAGAAGATGCCCAAAAAGCCTACCGCGAAGCTGAAAAAGAATACGGTTATGCCGCTATCAGAGAAAGGAGAATCGCATGAGCGACGAAGTAAAGAAATACAAATTCGATGAGCCAATCATCCGGCGCAAGGACGGCTCCTATGTCGTGCAGTATCAGGGCAATCCGTACCACGTCTGCGCGGCATCGGTATCCGTGACCCTTGCGGACGTTGCCGAATATCTAGCCGACAAGCCGAGAACGGTTGTACTAGCGGAATAAACCATCACTCGACTGCCGTGAGGCAGACAGGGGGACGTATGGCATGTAAAAATAATCAAATAAGGATAGCAACATGAAAGAACATCCAATTGATTCGCACGAGACAATTTTGCAAGCGTTACGCACGGATAGCGACGATCACGAAGCGAGAATTAGAGTACTAGAAAAAGCATCAAACGAGAGAGAAGTTCAGATTCGGAATTTGTACGAAAACGTAGGGGCCATTAAACTACTTGTTGAGCAACTAGGAATCAAAATGGACAAGCTATCTGAAAATATCGATGCTAAGTTGAACGGCGCGGTTTCGGATTTAGATGCACGGCTTAAGAAGCTGGAAGGCGCGGACGGTGAAAAATGGAAGCAATTCGTATGGATAGTGATAGCCGCGATAGTGGCCGGAGTGATCGGCTACCTAATTTGATATGGGATAGAGACAAGGAAGTCTTGACCCTGGGTGACGAAAAATTCACGGTCACGAATCGAGTACGCAACGAGTTAGACAAGTCTCGAAAACTCCATAATCCGAAAGAAGTTGTCCGGGCGATAACCAATGGACAGTACGGTAGTCCGGTTATGCCGCGCAAGTTTCCCAAAGGAATTTGGAACATAACCGAAATCGAATATACCAAAGCGCGGGACTTTGCGCCGATAAAAATCAAAACCGATGCGTTCCAGAAAGTGCAAGTATGGGCGCTGGACGAAGCGGGTGGCTACGATCACGCATTGACGGCATATGTCGATGATGCCGGGTATTATCTGCATTGGAGCGAATTTTCCAGCACGACGATAGGTTGCGGACGGGTCGGGACTGATTCGGACAAGGAAATTCGACGGCTTGCTGAATTGATCGAACCGGCGTTGAAACGTGGCGAAAAGGTCAAATTGGAAGTAGTATGAAAAAGTTTCTGAAATCAATTTTCACCGATGGCGAATGGGATGCAGACGCTACGAAGATTTTCGGTATCATGCTTATCATTGCGGGCGTTGTCGGCTGGTTTATGGATAAAGACCCTTCGATAATCATCGGAACAGGCGCGGCTCTTGCGGCTACGGGTAAATTCTCGAAACAGGGCTAGACGCTCTCCGGTAATTCTGCTACACTATGGCAAGAGGTACGCCATGATACACGAGATTATACCGCCAGATATTCTAATGGATGCTAATCAAGAAACGGTACATACGGAAATTGGAGTTTCGAGGTCAGTAAAGGCAATCAAGATTCAAATGCCTAAAATCTTGCCGTGCTTGCGATGTGGAACGTCAAAGGTTGGAGTTAAAAAAAGATACCATAAAAGCCTACAATACCCACATAGTTTTAATTGTGAATGTGAAAATGGACATTGTTGGGATGAATGGCTAGACACCGAAGCTGAGGCCATAGCCGCATGGAACGAAAGGCCGGTAGTCGTAATGTCGAGCGCGGAGACAATTCAATGAGTTTTCAGGGACATCGTAAATATCTAACCGATCCCACTAGCCTTGAAGGGATAGAGCCTGGTGACTACTGGAAAGACCCGGAGTACGGATGGTGCGCCGCCTGTCCGGTTCCAGCCGACGAGGAGGGGTTCCTACTTTATGCCAATCTTTGCAAGCACACTGCCATCGAACACGAAGATGGGACTATCACCGTCTCGCCCTCCATCCTTGTTGGCGGTCGATATGGCGGCATTGCTTCCCGCGAATGGGTGGACGCTCATACCTGGCATGGCTGGCTAGAGTGTGGCGTGTGGAGAACAGCATAAATGAGTGAGTTCCGCGAGTTTTCACGAACCTGTAAGTATCGCTATGGAACCGTATCTTTTCCGAAAGATGCCGATATTGTTTCAGTCCTTCCGGCCTTCCCTCCCGAATGTTTCGACGCTAAAAAATTTCTGGAAACTGCGAAAATGACAAGGTGCAATTCACCGAATAGAAAGAAAGACAATTGCAGTTCGGATTGTCCTGAGGTAACAAATGGGTGCTAGCGGAGTATTGCGAACGCTTGAGGGTGGTCTTTTGGCTTTCTATTGTCCTGGATGTAGAATGTATCATGCCTTTGATAAACGATGGACATTTGATGGCAACATGGAGAGGCCCACTTTCAATCCATCCCTTTTGGTCGGCCCGTGGTGGCGAATGCCGCATGATTGGGATAGGGAAACAGCGCCGAAAGATGAGAATGGCGACCTACTCAATGGCCCCGATGGTATTCATGTATTGGGAGCATTTGAGGCTCGCTGTCATTCTTTTGTACGTTCAGGAAGGATTGAGTTTCTTTCGGATTGTACGCATGAATTTGCGGGCAAAACCGTAGAGATGGCATTGGAGGAATAATGTGCTTAAAAAATATATTCTTTGTTTCCTTGGCGGTATTGCTATTGGCAGTATCGCCTTTTTTGCATTGTCAAACGTCCAGCGAGGAAGCATTGCGGATGCTCGAACCGCTATTGAAGGAACAAAAAGCTATAATCTCATCATTGAGAGAGAACTACGAAAGCAGATTGAAACTATTGGAAGCGAGCGAAAACTCCTTGCAAGCGAGAGAGTCGATATTGCAACAGAGAGAGGCCGACTTATCGCAGAGGCAAGACGACTGGAACGCGAGAGAATCGCGCTTGACGATAGAAGCGCAAGACTTACTGAAAGAGAAAGAGAGCTTGAAAGCAGAGAGGCAGAGTATCGAGATAGAGAAAGCCGCCTTGCAGAAAGAGAGGGACGATATAGCGAGGAGCTTGCAAGCCTTGAAAGAGAGGGAGCAAGAATTAGCGACGAGAGAGTCCGGCTTGAACACGAGAGAGACGAAATTGAACGGGCGCGAAGCAGACTTGAGCAAGAGAGAGCTATCCTTATCAACGATGGAGCAAGCATTGATAGACTCGAGCAACTCATTGACCAAAGCCTTGGGATCATTGAAAATAGCAAGCGCAACGAAGTGGGCTCAGTGGGCGGTAATAACTTTACTCCTAGCGGAACGGTTATGCAACTTGATGACTGGCAGGAATCTCTTTATATTCTAGGTTTACAATACTAGGGTGTAACGTTTACAATAATAGACACTATTGTATATTAACGTCAATAAGTATTGACATTGTGGACTTATTGGAGATTCGGGGAGACGGCCGAACCCTAGCCGAAACTGAAACGCTTGCAAGATGTTTCAAAGAAAAGAGATACCACAATGAAAACTGATCGACTTTGATAGGAATACATATAGTTTTTCCTGACAAATTAGCCGGAAAATATATGAAAATTCCGGTCAAATTTTAGGCACTATGGCACGCCTATTGCTATAAATTGGACGATGTGATATGATCGAACAAAAGGAGCGCAAATGATTTCACCTAACGGGGAATTGGTACAAGAATACTTGCGGAAATATCCTTCATATTCCAGCCGTAGACTTTCAAAGATGATTACTAGCGCCGCGCCTGGGGCGTTCAAAGACCTAGAGGCTTGCCGTGACATAATTCGATACTATCGCGGAGTTCATGGCGACAAGATGAGGGCAAAGTTATCGCCGGATTTATACGTCCCAAGGGTAACAGTTCCAGATAGCGATGCCGAACCATGGCAAGCCCTGGAACTTCAAGAGAGCGATTTTCCATTAATTGCGGGAGGCGATATCCATATCCCCTATCACGATCAAGACATATTGGAAATGTTTATCGAACGCGCAATCCAGATGAAGGCCAAAACCGTCCTATTGATGGGCGACTTCATGGATTGCTATCAATTAAGTCGATTCGTCAAAGACCCGCGAAAACGCCACGTAGTCGAGGAAGTCAAAATGGCGCGGGATATTCTTGCAAGGATACGCAAAGCTCTGCCGTCGGCTAGAATCGTATGGAAGCTAGGGAACCATGAAGAACGCTACGAAGTGTATCTAATGAGTCAAGCGCCGGAACTGTTTGATCTTGACGTTATGAGTTTTGAGAATGTTCTTCACCTTAAAGAATCGCGCATCGAACTCGTGAGAGATAAACGGATAATCAAGTACAAGCAACTACATTTCATCCACGGCCACGAGTACGCCGGGGGAATTTCAAGTCCGGTCAATCCCGCAAGGATGCTTTTCCTCAAGGCGAAAAAACCTGCTATAGAGTGGCATTTCCATCAATCATCCGAACATACAGGAAAGGCAATAAATGATGATACTACTACCTGTTGGAGTGTTGGGGCAATGTGCGATTTACATCCAGACTATAGGCCGTTGAACGAATGGTGTCATGGCTTTGCAGAAGTAACGGTCAAAGATGGTTTCTGGATTGTAAATAATCGCAAGATATTGAACTATAAATACTATTGATCGATTCGAGGAGGCAAAAATTGATTATAGGTATAAGCGGCCACGCAAGGAACGGCAAGGATACTGTTGCCGATTATCTTGTATTATGTTTCGGCTTCGAGAAGCGGTCTTTTGCAAAACCACTAAAAGAGGCTTGCAAAGTAATTTTCGACTGGACAGAAGATCATGTCAACGGAAAATTGAAAGAGGTCGAAGATACACGATGGGGCATAACTCCGCGCCTTGCCATGCAGTTACTGGGGACCCAATATGGGCAGTTTTGCCTATGCGAAAATAGCGAGAGCTTCGCAGAAAAGACCGGGCGCAATCTATGGGTAAAACGATGCTTAATTGACGTTGAAGGTAAAAATATTGTCATTCCAGATGTACGCTTTCCACACGAAGCGCAAGCAATAAAAGACTTGGGCGGGAAGATTATCAAGGTCATACGTCCCGGCTACGAAGGCAATAGCAATCACGCAAGCGAAACGGAAATGTCAAAAATTGAGCCGAATTATAGCATTGTGAATAATGGGACTATCGACGATTTGCGTGAAGTTGTCATGAGTATCCTTGAACAGATTTTGCGAGGCGAAGATGCTTGAATGGTACATGGAAGATCATCATGTCGGACTAGACATCGATGACGTTCTATCCGACTTCTGCCCTGCATTCTGCAAGCGTTTTGGATTGCGCGAGCCGCACTACTGGAACTTTGACAGGGATATAGCTGATAAATTCAAAACACTATCAGGCGATAGAGAATTTTGGCTTTCCTTGCCAATTAAGACCGATCCTGAATCGATACGATATGAACCGCATTGCTATATCACGAGTCGAAGCATACCGAAGGAATGGACCGAAAACTGGCTTGATAAAAACGGCTTCGCGGCTGTCCCGGTGTATCAAGTGGGCATCGATGGAAGCAAGGTCGAAATAGCACAGAAATCCGGAATAGACTTGTTTATCGACGACAGGTTTTCTAACTTTGTCGAACTTAATCGTGCTGGAATTATGACGTATTTATTCGACGCGCCACATAATCGGCGCTATGACGTAGGGCATAGGCGCATCTATACGGTCAATGATATATTGACGCGCTAGGGTCGATCTTGTACACTGGACTAAACTAGTAACCGATATCGGCGCGACTCCTCACCGTGCCGGTTGTCCTGCCCTGATTGCGGCCTCCTCCTCCGCTGTCGGGGCTCTTTTTATACCCTATCGGTAATTTATGGCTTTTTTAACTGATTTATAACCGATCAGTAATATAAAAAAATGCGATGATAGCCATATAATATATAGACTTACTCGATGTTAATGACATTTATGTCGTTAACACTACACAAACGTATGGCAAAACCCCGAAAAAATCGTAAATAAATCGTATTTTCTTTATTCTTTTTCGCTTGACAATAGATTCTATGGGTGTATAATTAGGGCAGAGATTAAGAAAAGGAGGCTACTATGAAAAACCTAAACAATATCGTGATTCGCAAGGGTACGAAAGTGCTTTGCGTTTCCAATAATGAAATCGTCGAGCTTGTCGGTGATGTTTATACCGAAGCCTCGCGCCACGAGGACGGGGCTTACGGCTATATGGTGGGCGGCAAGTGCTACCTTGCAAGTGCCGGAACCGTGGAGGTTCAGTAAAATGAATCACTTAATCGGTATCGAGACAGAGATATTGGACGGTAAAGAATATCTCTGCCACGTTTTCACTGTTGCCGAAAACAGAAAAGAGCATTTTGTAAAAATGGATAGTTTCTGCAACGATGATATTTTTGCGCGTCGATTGTTCAACGCAAAGAAACAGATAAAGCGTCAAATAGTTTGCAGTGATGCGCTTTCGATTTACGATATAGTCGAGAAGATGCGCGACTTGGGGCTTGCCGACTATGATTATCAATACTATGCAAAAATGGTAGAATGCGGATTATGTATATCCTATAGTCCATATAACAGTAGTGGCGATATAATTGTGGATTGCGATGCGGCTAAATAATGTAGTTTTTTAACCAGTATGTCCGAAAAAGCCGACTTACTGGACGAAAAGCGACATAACAGGGGATTGACACTCTCCCCTAATCGGGCATAATGGACATGGTTATAAATCCTAAAAGGAGGATGAATATGAAGAAGCAACATTTTTTGTGCAAGATTTTGGGGCATAGGTATTTTTATTTCAAGGATGTGGCTACCAGTCCGTCGGGAAAATATCGGGTATGCACAAGATGCGCCGAGCTCGCAAAACTATCCGATCAGTATGCTCCGGCATATCCGAAGAATTGGTTTGCAATGGTTCGATATACTCCAAGGGGCGCAAAAGAAGAACTCAAGGAGTTTTACAAATAGCCCGCAATAATGGACATGGAGGGAAACAAATGACTGCTCATGGTACTGTTTTTAGGATTTTACATACCGGGTATAAATATCCCGAATACCTTGTTTCAAACGATGATCCCAAAGATGCTGAAAAGCAATTCAGGCTCCATAATCAGCTTTCGGATATCATATCAATAGAAAGAGTTGGTTTCGGACACATCGTTATGCTAGAAGTTGACGAAAGGTAATAAAATGAAAATCAAACTCAACAGCCGCTATATCAAGGATAAGGCAACGGGGATAGATAAATTCGTCGCTGGACTGCATTGCGAAACCAGGACGAGAATTTGGGACTACAACGAAATCGAGGGTATGCAGATGTTCGGCAAGACCCCGGACGTGACGGACTTCGACAAGGCCGTAGCCGATGCGATCAAGGGCATTTACGCTCGAAACGCGAAGCTATTCGCAAAGCTAAATCATGCGTTCGACGATCAGATAGCGCGAGAGACTTTTGCAAAGCTCTACGAAGTTTTCCGCGATGGGGTTGAAATCGAAGTTCAGGAATGATCGGATTTACGTGCAAGATGAACGCAAAATACCTAACAAATAAAGTAAAACTAGCCTTTGTTGGGTAACGGGGGAATAATGCAGATAGGCGAGCTTGAATCGTACAAAAGAAAGACCGTGAAACTCTTGGAGTCATCCGAAGGTAAGGCGATGCTTCGTGCATTGACATGGGGGTCGGGATATGACGCTCTTTCGCAAGTCATCCACAAAGCGACGAAGCTGCGCGAAAATACGCAGATTAAGGCGGTATGCGATTGTATGATTCTTGACAATCACGTGCGCGGCCTCTTGCGGCAAGCCGGTTTTTCTGATATTGTATAGGGAAGGAGAAAACTATGGATAACGAGATAAAGAACGCAATCATTAAAAGCGCAACGATAACAGCGGAGGATCATGGATTACTATCCGCATGGCTGCATCTTGATTTTGGAGGATCGGGGCAAGGATTTGGGGGATTCGCCTTATATCTACCCAAGTCATTTACTCACCATGAAATGAAATCGGTCGCGGGGCACTTCATTTTTAGGTGCATGGAAATTGCAGGTGTCGGAAAATGGGAGGACATGCCCGGAAAAACAATAAGGGTAAGGGGTAATTTTTCCGGAATATCTGAAATCGGCCATATTGTAAACGATGATTGGTTTAATCCGTCCAAAGATTTTGAAGCCGAAAGGGAGAGGGAAAATGCGTAAAGTTGGAGACAGGGTAAAGATCAGGTCGAAAGAGTGGATCGATGCACAGCCAAAAGATGAATATGGAAATATAATCATCGAAAATTCCGTCATGGGTAGTTGGATATTTATGATTCCTGGGATGTTTGAATTTGCCGGACAAGAGTCAACTATAACAAAGATAGTCGAATGGATGGGCGATCCAGACAAACGATACAAAATAGACATTGATAATTCCAATTGCTCTTGGGTCGATGAAATGTTTGAACCGGAGGAAGTCAATGGCTGAAAATTTATTCGAGGAGATAGGCGAAGCGATGAAACCCGATACCGTAGAGACAACGATTACCGAACCGAAAATAGAAGAAAAGCAACTCGCGCCGATTATGCCGACCTTGCCAGTACCGCAAGACCTAACGAAAGACGAATGGTTGATGTATACCATCTTGCAGACTGGAAGCATCGAGGCGTTCGAGAAGTTTGTTGCACTGAAAGAAAGGACGCAAGAGAGACAGGCTAAGGCGCTATTTGATGAGCATTTCGCCCTTATGCAGAAGGAATACAAGCCTGTCGAACGCACGAAGGAAGTATGGAACAAGGAACATACCGCGATTCTTTACAAATTCGCGCCACTTGATAACCTCTTGGATATCTATGCGCCGATCATTGCCGATCACGGATTCTCGTACCATTGGAGCGAAGAGCAGTTGCCCGATCAGCCGGATGTAAAGCGACTGCATTGCATCGTTGCCGGATACGGATTCGAGAAAAGCGGATACGTTGATATTCCCATATCGGCGGCTACTTCCTTTACCAATTCCGCGCAACAGCGGGGCGTATCCACGAGCTACGGCAAGCGACTATCCTTCGTTAATGCGTTCGGGGTAATAATCAAGGACGAGGATAACGAAAACGACTTCGAGGCCGATACCGTGCTATCCGTTGCAACTGAAATTGCAAAGATCAAGGATACAAAGAGCCTGGAAGAATTGGCAAAGGTGTTTTCGGAAGTCTACAACGCGAAAAAGGCAGAGAAAGACCTTGATGAAGAAACGAAGAAAACGCAATTAAATCTCATTAACAAGGCAAAAGATGAGAGGAAAAAAGCCTTCGTGGTTCAGAAAAAATGAGCCATGAAATAGAGCAACGTTCGGAAGCCTGGGTGGTAAAACGCCTAGGCTTTTGTGGATGTTCACGCTTGAGCGACGTACTTGCAGAAGGCCGAAACGGTCAACCATCGTCAACGCGCCGAAAATACTTAGCCGAATTGCTATGTGAAAGACTCACGGGAAAACACGCCGAACATTTTATGACGCAAGAGATGAAATGGGGCGTAGAAAATGAAGGACCAGCTAGGTCAGAATACGAAGCGCGGCATGGTGTCATGGTGCAGGAAACAGGCGGCAAGGAACATCCTTCGATTCCGTGGTGGTGGGGAAGCCCCGACGGAATTATCGGCAACGATGGCGGCATTGAAATAAAATGTTTGCTAACTTCGAACCATCTTGACGTTGTATTCACTGGCAAAATTCAGACCGGATATATCTATCAAATGGCAGGATACGTCGAGATTTTCGAACGCGAATGGTATACATACATTGGCTACGATCCACGATTGCCAGAAAATGTATCTTTCTATGAAAAAACGTTCTATCGCAAAGATTTACCCATTGCAAAGGTCAAGTCAGGCGTGATACAATTCCTTGATGAGCTTGAGGATTTGGTTAACAAGGTAAAGAAAATCGGCATGGAGCCGAAAGAAGTAAAGGAGGCCGCGAATGTCGGAGGAAAGTCTCTTTGGTGAAGAGGTAAAAGAACCGGAAACAATGGATCTTGTGGTAAAAGAATTTAATCTCGGAACGCTTGCCACGAATGCCGAAAATATCCGCAATACGGTACGGCATAAGCTGGAATACTACAAAAACAAGACGTATACCGAGGATGAAATCCAGATAGCGAAAGACGATAGGGCAACGCTGAATAAATCGGCTACGACGCTGAATGCCGCGAAGATCGAGCTGAAAAAGAAATGGCTGAAACCGTTCGAGGATAACTTTGAAAACATCATCGACGAAGCGACAAAAGATATCAAGGTGGTTTCGGCGGTGGTAGACGCTGGAATCAAGGCGCAAGAGGAAAAAGACAAGCTCGACAAGCGCGTTCTAATCGATAATTTCTTTACCGCGCAATCTTTCGATATCTTCCAGCTTTCGCAGATTTTCAATCCGGCTTGGTTGAATAAGACCTATAAAATGAAGGACATCGAGGCCGAGATTGTTGCGCGTATCGAAAAGACGAAATCAGACCTTGCACTACTGGATAGGCTTGGAGAACCGGAAGCGAAGGCGCATTACCTTTCGACGCTGAATCTCGAAGCCGCCGTTGCAGAAGCGGACAAGATCAAGGCGAATCGGGAGAGGCTTGCGGCTATCGAAAAGGCACGGCTAGACGCTATCGCTGAAAAAGAAAAGCCCGCCGACGTGGTATTAAGTGGCATTATCTCGGCAACGGTTATCCCGGTAGAATCGCTAGGCCCTAGGTATGAAAGCTCTTTTACGCAAGAGCATACGATAGCAAAACCTGAAGCGCCGCAACTCTACGAGCGTAGTTTCAAGGTCAAAGCAACGAAAGAAAAAATCATAGCCTTGGGCGAATACATGAACGCGCAGGGCATCGAGTACGAGAAAATTTAAGGGGGTTCAAATGTGGTGGATTATCGCGTGGTTTGTTAGTGGTTTTATTGCATATGGTTGGTTAATGGCAAACTATAGGGAATTGGGGGTTTCGATGGATGATATTCCACTTTATTTACTCGCCCTAATAACTTCTATTCTTTTTATTGTAGCGGGTCCATTTCTGTTTCCATGTATTTTTATTGCGTTCAAGTGTATGGACGAGAAGATTGTAATGAAATGGAGGCCCTGGTAAATGCGTCTAAAATTTACGGCCACCTTTTCAGTAGATGACTATAAGAATCACAATATATCACGAATGGACGATATAATCGCATTGCGGTATATGCCGGAATTTCGGGAGAAGGTGCGCCGTGAATTGCGGAAACTGGTGCTGAAAAACAGTGCGAATAAAGAGAAGGGCAAGGGGCCTGTTGAAATTGACGTAACTTGCGACATACACTATAAGAAAAGGAGCCTAGATCAAAACGCCTGGATGTGGCTTGCCCATACACTAGAGGCCGCAATCGTCAATAATAAAAAAGCATCGGGCGACTTCGTAAAATGGAATACGCCGGACGATGTAACGCCCCAAATGATCCATGACTCATATATGCAAGAATACGCCCCTCGCGGCTTCGTGGACGTTGCGCCTGGTTTTGTTGATGCTGTGCGTCAAATGCTGGAAGAAACGCAAGGCCGTGTCATCGATGAAACATGGATGCCCGATATTCAGAAAATGCGCTTTACCGTGCTAAAAACTTCGTCCTATATGAACGTTGCCGAGTTTTGCGAATTGGCCGGACACGTTGAGGATAATCTATTGTCATATGGTGTAACGCTCGATCATGCAGTTGACTATAAGCGGCTAATCGAGGATTTACAGACGATCAAAAGCGGCTTGATACGGGAACCAGAATCGGCTACAATGCCCGAGATAGATATTTTTTAGGGGATAATATGGATATAAACTTTGGCTTCATCGACAATCATAATTGCACCTTGAACGATAAAACATTTCCGGATCAATGTTGCTGCAAGTGCGTTTATCGAAAAAAGGTTATAGCCCATTGTTTGCACGTTGCTCATAATCCATCCCACGAATGCAATTGTGGCGACGAAATGGGTTTTTATGTTTGCTCGGTTTTTGATGAACAGGACAATACCGGAAATGTAAGCATATGTGGGACTCATGGACTGTGCGAATGCTTCACAAAACGAGAAGAAACAAAGCTATGAAATCCGCACTTAAAACCATCCGAGAGCACTGCCTTGACTGCAACGGCACGGCGCATGAGGTTGAAATCTGCCCGTGCGAAAGCGTTTGCAAGCTATGGCCGTATCGTTTCGGAAAATCGATTAACAGGGCGAAGCGCGAGCTATCGGAAGCAGATCGTGAGAAACTACGTCAACGGCTTGCAGAATCAAGAAAGTCTATCAGATCATAGGGATTTTTACGGAGAATCAAGGAATGAAACTATTCGGATTGCGTAAAAAGAATAAAAAGACGTGTCGCACCTGCATATATTGTGAAAGCTCTATGTATTGCCATAGGAATGCGCCTGTTTATGTTAGCAATGGAATTATAACTTGGCCGTATATTGGTGGGTCAAATAGGATATGGTGTGGAGAATATGTCAAGGGGAGCTATTACGAAGAGGTTGACCGTGAAAGCTAATAATCGCAAGCTCACCGGATCGCAAAAGCTCGATGCGATAGAAGCGAAAGAAAAGATACTGGCAAGGGACGGCTATAAATGTAGAATATGCGGGGAATCTGTCTATGCTCATGGAGTCCCACAGCTCGCGCATCGTATCGGACAAGGTATCCAGCAACGGAAAAAGTATGGCGATGAGATTATATATCATTCCCTGAATATGTGGAGCGTATGCAGTCTTGAATGCAATGCGAAAGCAGATATCACAAGAAAAACAGAAGAAAGGGAATTATTGCTAGACGAAATTCTTGCGGCAATAGATCGCGGGGAAAGATAAGGAGGTTCTATGTTGTCTTTTAGGGATGCCACATTCTGCCCATTCTACAAAGAATGCGCTGATGGTTCAATCTGTGGCCGTGCGTTGACTGAACAAGTCAAGGCCGATGCGGTTAAATGGTGGGGAAGCGACGAGGCACCTATAGCAATGTTCATGGATCGCCCATCTTGTTTCAAAGAGACAAGCCCGCTATAATATGACGGCACGACAGAAACGCAAGCTATCAAAGCATCGCGGCAATGTTCAGATTCATGCGAATAATCGGGCGCAGGAACGGCTGGGGATACATTTCAACAGAAGTCAAGCCTATGAGATAATCGCGGGGATTAAGGAACATAAATATGGCAAGGGCGTTGAATCTGTTTTCGTGGCGCATCGGTTATGGTACTACATTACGGATATCGGATGGGCTTTGTACGACATGAGATTGAATCGGATTGTTACATGGCTTGACGAAGTTCCGCATGACGTTTTAATACGAAGGGGGGAGTGTGATGGAAATAAAGGAACTGTGTGCTAGGGCACATAACACGGCGGTAGAGAAAGGATTCTATGGTACGGATGGATGCGGAGACAGGAACATAGGCGAAATGCTTATGCTTATTGTTTCTGAATTAGGTGAAGCCATAGAAGCGCATCGCAAGGGTGATTGGGCTGAACTAGGAATGGCTAGAAAGTTATATGAATCAAGCCTAAAAAATGACGACTATACTAGATTGTTTCGTGATGTTATAAAGGATTCCATGCAAGACGAAATAGCTGACGCATTCATACGCCTTGCCGATCTTTGCTCTTATATGAATATTGATATAGAGTCTCATATATTGGCAAAAATGAAATACAATGACGGGCGTGAAACACTACATGGGAAAAAGTATTAAGGAGAGATAGATGCAGAAAAGGAACGAAGTGATACTTGAAGGCAATTTTTGCCGAGACAGTGAATCAAAGTTTACGAAGAATGGCAAGATAATCGCCACTAACTCACTAGCCTATAATGAGTCGTACAAAAAAGGCGATGAGTTTGTAAAAGTGACGCACTATTTTGACATTACTTCATTTGGTGCTGTTGCCGAAAAACTCGTGCAATTCAAAAAAGGCGATGCTGTCCGTGTGGAAGGCTCATTGAAACAAGACCGCTGGGACGATCCAGAAGGAAAGAAACGGTCAAAAGTCTATGTTGTCGCTTGGAAAATTGAACCGATGGAAACGGCTACAAAACCCCAAGGCAATACCCATATCGAAAAAAAAGACCAGGGCGACGGATTCCAAGACGATGACTTTAGCGATTCAAACCCTCCGTTCTAACATAAGGCGGCTTAGGCCGCTTTTTTTATTCTTTTTTGCATAAACCGGCTTGACAATATCTTTCGATGGTGTATAATTACAATATCGGAGGGCAAGATGATCCAGTTTAGAAAGCACTTTGTAAAAAACACCGAAAACGGCAACAAGGCGAAAGTATGGTATGTGTCCAGCAAGACCAAAGACGGCAAGAGCTTTGTATGGGTCAACGCAAAAGAATACGGCCATGATCTTGAAGCCGTGCTGGACTTTGCAACCAATGACACTGATTCGATGACTGATTATTTTGCGAAGTCTTGCGCCAGGATATTCGAAGGCGATGCGCTCTATTCCGATGCGCTTGCAATGTGCAGGAGGTAGAAAATGAAACTTGAAGTAGGAATGAATATATATAGCGAAAGTCGTTTTTCAGGAATACGAAAACACACAATAAAGAGGGTGACTCCGGCACAAGCCATAATTGAAGAAACATATTCTGGTGGTGGCGTTGTAGAATCTCGATTCAAGCGCGAAGTACAAGAAGATTGGCCGTTCTATGCCATTGGTGATTCTGGATATATGAAAACGGCCCATTATCTAGAAACGCCCGAGCTGATCGCAAAGTATCGCCGCGCAACACTCGAAAAGCGGTATGCTAAAATAAAGGCCGCAGAATTAACCGATTCGCAGCTTGAAAACATATTAAAGGAGGCCGGAAAATGAGCCTTGATGTATCACTTCATGCCATGCGAAAAGTGGAAGTATATTCTTCAAACATAACGCACAATCTCGGAAAGATGGCGCGAGAGGCGGGTATATACTTTGCGCTATGGCGACCGGAGGAAATAGGTGCGAAACTGGCAAGCGACATAATCCCGCTACTGGAAAAAGGTCTTGCAGATTTGAAGGCCAAGCCGGATCATTTCAAAATGCTAGATGCTCCTAACGGTTACGGTCGATACTGTGATTTTGTACCGTTTGTCGAGCAATATCTAGCGGCTTGCAAGGAAAATCCCGATGCGGAAATAAGGGCGGATAGGTAATGATAACTCACGTAAGAATCGACATGGAGCTTGATCGCAATGGTGGCGACGGAATCGACCAGGCTATTCAGAAAAACATGAACGCGATGCAATGGGCAATAGATCATTGTCCTGCTAGCTATCTTGCTCCGATGGTTGATAACAAAGCCATAGTTGAAAGGGTTTTGCAAGAATATCGAAAGCAAGAGTCTTTATGACTAGACACAAAGTATCAAAATCTGTAACCTATTGAGGATATATGGGCAAGAGCAAAAAGAAAACACCGATAAACTTCTGCGAGAGTTTTGGAATAAATAGGGGGCTTGACACTCTCTATCGCATCGTGTATAGTAGCTTATCTCGCCTAGATTCTTAGGCCGTGGGGATGCCGTAGAGAGTTCCACGTAAAGCTACAGTACGGACGTCTTGGGCTACGACAACGCCCTATTAAACGTTGGGGCTATTGCGTATAGCGCGAAATGCCGAAAACTGATCGCGTAGCGAGAAGTAAATACCAAGCCGGATAAACGTAACCGGATGGAAGCGAGGCCGCAAGGGTAAGGCGGCAAATCGATGCAAGCCGTGGAAGTCGGTAAGGTTAGTTGGTTATAAGCCATAACCGCATACATCTGGGTCAACGCCGGACGCTTTCAATCTATGCGCGACACTCCCTAAATGGGTTGCGCTTGCCTGCTGTTAGTGTCAATGCAGGACGGGGAGCCTTGGCCCTTGTAGAGTCCGGTCGCAGGATAAGCATGACTGGCTAATCAAGGTAAGTGAAAAATCCGCGTTGTCCCGGCGATACGGGGCAAAATGCAACCGTAGCTCAGTTGGCAGAGCGGCTGACTTGTAATCAGCGGGTCGAGAGTTCGAGGCTTTCCGGTTGCTCTTGGGGCATGGTGCAATGAGACACACCTAGACAGTAGGATGTTCGGAAATAACTTCAAATAATACCGGACGCTTGCCAGCTATAATCTGGCTGCCCCTTAATTTTGAAAGGAGAAAGGAAATGAAAGACAAGACAGAGAAGGAAACGGCGAAAAAGGAAGCGTTAACGATTGAAGATTTGATTTTCCATCTTCAAGCTCTTGACGGCAAAAGCGTACTGACGGTTTCGGGTCAGCACGACAGCCTGAAAATCACAGGGACGGTAGCAGGGATCGAGGGAAATACCCTTATCCTTGAGAACGTGGAAGTCAAGACTAACTGAGGATTGTTTTCTAAAAGGGGGAGGCGTGGAATACTCGGAATTTATAGATAAAAAACGGATTATAGATAGGGATACGGGACTTAAAGATATCGGCACAATCAATCCAATGCTGTTTGACTTCCAAAGCGATATTGTAAAATGGGCGTTGCGCCGTGGTAGGGCTGCTATATTCGCCGACTGCGGTTTAGGAAAAACGCCCATGCAGCTCGAATGGGCTAATCATATCCCCGGAAGAACACTTATCATTGCTCCCCTTGCAGTATCAGCACAGACAATCCGCGAGGCCGATAAATTCGGCATTGGAGACATTCGCTATTCTCCTGATGGATCGGTATCAAGTCGGATCACGATTACCAATTATGAACGTATGGAGAAGTTTGACCCCGAAATGTTCACGGGAATAGTACTAGATGAAAGCTCGATCTTGAAAAGCTATTCTGGAAAATACCGCAATGAGCTTGTAAATCGATTCGGTCAAATACAATTCAGGCTTGCATGTACGGCTACCCCCGCGCCGAACGACTTCATGGAATTAGGCAATCATGCCGAGTTTTTGGGAACGATGAAACGTACTGAAATGCTCTCGATGTTTTTCGTCCATGATGGCGGTGATACGCAACAGTGGCGGCTAAAGGGACACGCCGAGAACGAGTTTTGGAAATGGATATGCTCATGGGCAGTAATGATTCGCAAGCCGTCCGACTTGGGCTATCCTGATGGAGATTTTATTCTCCCTCCCCTTGAAATAGAACAGATAACCGTCCATTCCGAAGAGCCGACCGAGGGGATGCTCTTTGCGATGGAAGCACAGAGCCTACAAGAACGGCAGGGAGCGCGAAGGGCAACGGTATACGATAGGTCGAAAGCATGTGCCGACATTGTAAACTCCATCAATGAACCATCGCTTATATGGTGCGATTTGAACGATGAAAGTGCTGAATTGACACATCTAATATCCAATTCAATCGAGGTCAAGGGCGCCGATTCGGATGAACACAAAGAACGGACACTCATCGAATTTTCGCAAGGGAAGGGATTCTCTCTCGTGACTAAGCCCAAGATCGCAGGGTTCGGGATGAATCTCCAAAGCTGTCATAATGTATTTTTCGTTGGTCTTTCCGATAGTTACGAAGCATTTTATCAAGCCGTGCGAAGGTGTTGGAGATTTGGGCAGAAACATCCGGTCAAATGCAGGATTATTACATCGGATACGGAAGGCGCGGTTGTACAGAATATCAAACGTAAGGAAGCGGATGCAATGAGGATGGCCGAAATGATGGTAGCAAACATGCACGAAATGAATGAGGAAAATATCAAGGGAACGCAACGCACGAAATCGACGTATGAAACCGAGGACAGGGAAGGCGAGGGCTGGGCGATGATGCTGGGCGATTGCGTTGAGCGCGTCGCTGAATTGGCCGATGAATCGATACACTTTTCTGTATTCTCCCCGCCGTTTGCATCGCTCTATACTTATTCAAATTCTGATAGAGACATGGGCAACTGCAAGGGAGAAGGAGAGTTTGCCGAGCATTTCAGATATCTTGTTAAGGAATTGTATCGCGTTATCATGCCGGGTAGACTTGTATCGTTCCATTGCATGAATCTTCCGACAACAATTACTCATAATGGCTATATCGGCGTATCTGATTTCAGGGGTGATTTGATACGACAATTCCAGGCCGAGGGATTTATCTATCATTCGGAAGTTTGTATTTGGAAAGATCCAGTAACGGCTATGCAGCGCACGAAGTCAATAAGACTATTGCATAAGCAGATAACAAAAGACTCGTGTATGAGCGGGCAGGGCTTGCCGGACTATCTCGTAACCATGAGAAAGCCCGGAGTAAATCCCGAACCAGTAGAAGGCGAACTAGATCACTTTTGCGGCGAGGAGGGGACATTCCAGAGCAACGGACGGCTATCTATCGATATATGGCAGCGATACGCTTCGCCGGTATGGATGGATATAAACCCCTCAGATACCTTGCAATTCAGAAGCGCACGGGAAGATAAAGACGAAAGGCATATCTGCCCGCTACAGTTACAAGTAATTCATAGGGCTTTACAATTATGGACTAATCCTGGCGATATCGTCCTATCACCGTTTGCGGGGATTGGGTCGGAAGGCTACGAATCGATAAAGCTAGGCCGAAAGTTTATCGGAGTAGAATTGAAACGGTCTTACTTTGAAACGGCGTGCAGAAACCTTGAAGCCGTAGTTAAAGAGACTACAACAGGAATACTTGAATTTTAATCATAAAGCGGTCGAAAGGCCGCTTTTTTCATATTGACACGTTGCCTATTCGGGTTTAAGCTATCCGTATGTTAGAAGATACAGACATAGCGCAACGGCCCACGGTTGAATCGTTATTCACATTCAAGCTCGACCTATTGCAAAAGATGGACGCTTTTGAATCACTGGACAGGGATATCGTTTCATTGATCGGGACGCTGCATAGTTACTCGCCCTACTATATCACTAATAAATGCCAGTTTCGGGGCGATGATCGAAACGAAAAATACGTTGATAGAATTATCTGGAAATATATCGTAGACCTATTTTTCCTGCATCGCTATATGCTTTGCACTGAATATGAAAAACTATTGCAGGACATAGAGAATGGCAACACGCCGCGCTTCACGGTAGAAAACGCCCGTGCATGGCTTGACGGATTATCCGAGCTTATCAATGACAATGTAAAAACACTCATTCATAAGGTTTTCGATGAGATAACGCAAGGGCATTATTACACCGGACGTACCTGCAAGAAACGCAACAATAACGGCGTAGACAAGAGCTTTATACTCTATACCAATGACTATTCAACCATATTCGGGTATTGGTCAAGCAAGCCCACGATAACCGATGATATCGAAAAAGTATGCTACATTATGGCCGGACAAGTTATGCCAAAGATCACGGCAAAAGACACGATGCGGAATGAAAAGTCAATGAAATATGAATGCGAATACTTTACGCTTTCACTTTGCAAGAATGGCAATACGCATATAACGCTGTCCGATGAGGTGCGCGACAAGCTGAATCTCTATGGCCCACAAGGTGCGATTATCGGTGAGAACATAAAAATAAAGATTGTCTCATCGCGTTTTTGGGGTTGACAGTCCATTAGTTAGGGTATAGAATTGTTTTAACGGAGGAAATTATGGGCATGTTTCAGAAGTTTATAAAGTGGTTTGTGGCCGGAAAACCGGATGAATTTAATGCGGAAGTGCGCTACAATATGGCCGAATCGAAGCCGGAAAAGCCGCGAGAATCGTATAAAAATGCACGAGTACAATACAAGGGTATTACCTTCGTAGTCTCTTTTGTCTACCGCAATGGCGAATATGAGATTGACGAAATTACCCTTGAGGATTCGATGGTAGATATTTTCGATCTACTCGTATCGTCAAAATATATGCAGAATAAAAAATATATATCCGATGAAATAGAGGAATTGGCACGGCGCGAGCTAGGTATCTAGGCCGAATAACGTCATAATATCGCGCAACGTTGAAAATCAGTCGGAGCGCGTTTTTATTGGTCAAAACAGCGGGGGCGATTTTTTATGTTTGCAACTGATGATACGGTAATTGACCCGGCGCAATCATGGGATTATGATAGAAAAAAAGAAAATACGAGGCCGCATAACTGCCCTACCTGGGCTAGATTATCCGGGTGGGCCGGAACAGAACCGGCAACGTGTATCGTTATGGGCGTACATAGCGCAGAAAGATACGTCGCGCCACGAGTTCAGGCCGGACACATCGGATTGAAAGAATATGCACGAAAAATGAATAAAGATTCATTGGTATTGTCGGCGCTTGTCCGGCATTACAAAATACCGATGGATAACAAAAAGATGAAATTGTTTGCGGTTGAAACGCTCGACATGGTTTGCGCGAAGCATTGGCCGCAATCCGGTCTAATATCACGGGCAAGGGCGCTGGACATTGTACGCAAGGCGGTTTACTTGCCAAAATGCGTAATGGAAATCGAGGGCGTAAAATTCTATGAAGAATCGAAGTGCTTAGAATCGCATGATACCATAAAGCGCGAGAGGAAGGCGGCGCATAGTCTCAATCTGAAACTACGGCACGAGCAATCACGGCAACTACGGGCAAGGCGGGAAGAATCCGACAAGAAAGAAAAAATCAAGAAAAGGATTGCGCGAGAATTAGCTCGAAAGCCGAAGAAGGCCGAACCGGAAACAATACCCGATGGATACATATACCTTGTCGATGCGGTGGGAAAGTACGGAATACATCGAAACACATTAGCGCGGTTTTACAAGCGGGGTCTTGTGCGTGGCAGAATCTTACGGCAGAAAACGATATTGAGCATCGAGGATATTGAAATACAGGCCGCTTGTCGCAAGTCTGCTAGGCCCGATCCGCTTCCCGATGGCTTCCTATATTTGTCCCAGGCCGCAAAACAATACGATATGCCGAAGAACACACTTTTCCGGGCGTATAAAAAAGGCTGGATTAACGGTAGACTCAACGGCTTGCAAGTAATAATTAGCGTTGCCGATATTGAAAAATACATCCAGAAACGCAAAGATGAAAAGAATAAACCGAAGCCGGTAAAAGTAGTCAAGCCAAAACCAATAAGGGCTAAAAAGCCGAAAAGGTCAAAGGAAGAACGAAACAGAAAGGCGCGGGAAAAGTATATCAAAAAGCCCGAACCCATAGCGCCGGATGGACATATTGACATTATCAAGGCGATTGCACTATCATGCAAAAGCTATAGGTCGATCTATGTAGCGTTGAAGCGCGAGAAGTTCAAAAGCGTTCAGATTCGGAAAATTTGGTTCATCGAGGAGTCGAGTTTCCGGCATTGGATGATGTTGCAACCGGAATTGCTATAGGGGGATGTATGAGAAAAATCCGTTTTCGAATGTTTGACGGTCAAAAATACTTTACCGATCCCTGGCAAGTCATGGAATGCCTAAAGCAACAGGATACCGGAATATTCGACCACGAGGCCAATGGATCAGTTTTCGAGCAATTCACCGGACACATGGACATGCAAGGGCAAGAGATTTTCGAGGGCGACGTTGTACGCACAGACGAAGGCGGTTGGATTGCGCGGGTGGTTTACAACTATGACGGCTTTATGTTGACCGATAATCACGGCGGTTTTTCGTGCAGTCCATCATATAAGAATTGCCTTGTGATTGGGAATATCCACATGAATGCGGATTTATTGGAGGGGTCAAAATGAGTCGAACACGCTTGCAATATCTTACTCATATTGTCGGCTATAGCAAGGCAAAAGCTAGGGCAATACTCCATGAGGTAGCACGATGCGATAAACTAACCATGCGCGAGGCGCGAGAATATGGCCGTATGCAATTCGGATACACGGCAAAATTACATCGGGCGCAACGAAGAAAGCATCAGATTTTCAAGTCATGGGAGGTTTGAAATGAAATTCAAGTATCGGGTTGAATCATTCTCCGAAAACACATTTAAGGAAATAGAATCTCCTTTCGGCATTGAAGATGGAGATTTGGAGTATGTCGCCGAGGACGCGGCAGAAGATTTTTATAATAGTTATTGGTGTGGAGGCATGGAAGATGACTTGCCAGATATCACGCTCTATACCCTGGACGGTCAAAGATTAGGAACTTTTGAAATTGAATCAAACTATAGCCGATCATTTTCTGCATATCCAAAGGAATAGTCATGGAACAGAAAAAGCGCGTAGTTATCCGGTTGAAAAAGCCGCCCGAACCGCCGAAGGTTAAAAAGGTGTCCCGAAAGATGCAAGAGCTTTTAGACCAGGGCTTGCGGTATTATCGCTTCGTCCAAGATATCGCCATGATGGACAAATGGTGTAAATTTGTCATTGCAACGGGAATTAAGCCGAATGATAGATTGAGGGAGCTTGTCAAGTATGATCTGGAACAATACGAGAAAAACGAAACCTTGAAGCATTGCGACCTTGAAAAAATGGGCGAATGGTACAAGAATCCGAGCGTCGAGACTAGCGGATCATACACACTAAAACCGTAATCGTGTGTATCGTTGAAAAAAGTTGAAGAATCGCGTATATATATATTAGCGGATAGTTAAAACATTCGTTACTGTATATAGTGCCGCCAGCCTATGTATGGACAGCCCTTGTCGGGGGCATGGTATTATTAAGAGCGTTTTGAGAGTATTTGGGTGCCGACACATCCTTAACCCTGGCGGGGGTACTCTCCGAGCGCTCTTTTATTTTCTAGGGGTACAAAATGAGATTGGAACAGGTTGAAGTGTCTTGTGATGAAGAAACTGGATCGATAACAATACAACAAGACGATCACGGAATGGGCGAGCAGAATATATACCTTCCCGCGATTGAGGCTATTATGGTAGCCAAGGAAATTTTGCGCCTTGCGGAAAAGATCATTGAAAATGAGGCGCAATAATGGCCGAATCTAAAAAGTTTTTTTGGCTGAGACTCAAGCGCGATTTTTTCAAGCGCCACGATATTGAAATAATAGAGGGAATGCCTAACGGAAAAGATTATGTATTATTCTATCTCAAGCTATTGGTTGAAAGCATAGACCATGACGGCAATCTTCGATTTTCGGAAACATTGCCATATAATACCGAAATGCTTGCCATTATAACAAAAACAAATATAGACATAGTAAGGAGCGCGGTTAAGATTTTCGCAGAGCTTGGAATGATGGAAATTATGGACGATGGAACTTTTTACATGAGACAGCTAGAAGGTATGATAGGCGACGAAACAGAATGGGCAGAAAAGAAAAGAATATACAGGGAAGAACAGAAAAGACAACTTGAGACAAAAGAAGGACAAGAAAGGACAATGTCCGATAAGAGTAAGAGTAATATATCAGAGTTAGATCAAGAGTTAAATAAATATAATAATAACCATGAAAAAAGCGTCGATGAATCATTAGGGGATAATCCGAAAGATGACAATACCCCACTATTCCCTGAAAACAGCGAAGAAAAGCCCAAAAGAAAGAAAAATAAACAAAAAGAGTTCGTCCCGCCGACACGCGATGAAGTTTTATCCTTCTGGAAGCTAAAAGGTTTTATTATAAATCCAATGTATTTCTTTGACTACTATGAAAATGCAGAATGGAAAAAGGTTGGAGATAAGCCTGTATTGAATTGGAAAAATACCATGCTATACTGGAATGAGGGCGCGATAAAGCGCGGTGATAAGCCGTGGGTTCCACCAAGACCGCAGGGTGAAGTAAGGCAATTTGATATATCACAAGAGCTTACATCTGAAGCCCAAAGAGAATCGGCAGAAAAGGAATGGGCGAAAAAGCGTGAAAAGATGCTATCTGGTTCACAAGAGGGCGAAATAAATGTATAACATGACAGATTATGAAAATGTGTTTCTTGCAAGCATCGTCAAGAATCCAAGTATTATCGATAATCTTGATATCCCCGAATATGTGTTTTTTACTCCTGACTGCATAGCAATTTACAAAGCAATCCTTGAAGCGAAGCAATACGGCCAAAACCCTGACCTTATAATGATATCGGAAGCATTGGGACGGCAAGGAAACAAGAAACTACAGGGGTTTTTGGCAAGGCTTGAGGTTCCAGATACGCCCGTCAATCACTTTTATTACCTTAACGCATTGATTGAATACTCACGAAAGAGAGATATACGTCAAGCCATAGGAATAATGAGCGAGGCAATCGAGGACCCTTCCGTATCATCAGTAGAGCTTGCCGACAAAGCCCTTGAGACGATATCCGACGCTTTGCAAAAAACAGCACACAGGCAAGTTCCGACAATCGGCGTTCTAATGCCGAAATACATAGACGAAATAAACAAGCGCTGCAATGACCATGAAAATGGTGTTTCTGAAACTTTTGGCATGGGATTCGGGGAGCTTGATACCATGATAGGGCCGCTATTGCCCGGTGAAATGATAATCGTAGCGGCGCGGCCTGGATGCGGGAAATCGAGCTTCGCCCTACAGGTTGCGGACCATGTTGCCTCTAATTGTTTAAAACCAGCGGCGTACTTCTCGCTTGAAATGACAACGTTCGATATGCTTGATAGACTGCTTGCGGTTAATAAGACTGCAACGGTTCGGGAATTGCGGACCGGAGTACTTAATCCCGAAGCCCTGGGAAAGATTGTTGATATGTGCGAAGTATACTATAAGTCTAAAATATCGATATATGAAGGCTCTCCCACTGTTGCCATGCTTCATTCAAGGATACGGAGAGAAGTTGCAAGCAGGGGAACGAAGCTGTTTGTAGTTGACTATTTGGGATTGATAGACGGCTTGGGAGCGGACGGTGCTAAAGCGCGATGGGAAAAGGTTGGAGAAGAATCTAGAGCATTGAAACGTCTTGCCCTTGAGTTGCACGTTGTAATCATGGTATGCGTACAGCTTGGCCGTGATGCCGATGGATCGGAGCCGTCCATTGCTATGCTTCGGGATTCGGGGGCCTTAGAGCAGGACGCTGACCGTATTCTATTGCTCTATCATTCTGGAAAAGATGAAGAGGAAGGGGCTGAAATTAGGGAAGTAACTTTCAAGGTTGGAAAGAATCGACATGGAGCCATAGGTAAAGTTGTAATGAAGTTCGACGGTCCACATACCAGATTTGAAAGCAAGAATTGGACAAAGCCGAGTGATAAAAAATCATGGGAGGGAATGGGTGCAAAATGACTGAAAATGAAGCAAGACTTATTGAGCTAAAGGAATACGAAAATCTCCGCAATGAGTACGATAAGGCTATAGAAAAAGCGAAGCTAGGCGAGGAAGTTGATAAGGATACACTACTCATGCGCGAAAAAATGGCGCTAGACAAGATGCTTGACGCATGGAAGCAAGTACCGTATAGTGAACACTATGTCAATTATACGAATCATCCCGTATTGCTATCAATGGCACAACAAGGATCAAAATGAATGGGATGGATAATCAGTCAAGCACTTATGAAGGACTTCGAGAACTCGCTCTCTTTGCCGGTGCGGGCGGCGGCATATTGGGAGGAACCTTGCTCGGATGGCGTACCGTCTGCGCCGTTGAACTCGAACCCTATCCCGCAAGCGTACTTGTCCAGCGACAAAATGACGGCATACTCCCGCCTTTTCCGGTTTGGGATGACGTTCGAAATTTTAACGGAAAGCCGTGGCGAGGAATTGTTGACGTGGTTTCTGGCGGGTTTCCCTGTACCGATATCAGCGTTGCCGGAAAGGGAGCCGGAATTACCGGAGAGCATTCAGGACTCTGGAAGGAAATGGCGCGGATCATTGGCGAGGTACGACCTAGATACGCATTCGTGGAAAACTCTCCAATGCTCACTTCTAGGGGACTTGGAACCGTACTCGGAGACTTGGCCGAAATGGGGTACTGTTCGGAATATGGAGTTTTGGGAGCAATCGACGCCGGAGCGCCGCATAGACGAGAACGAATCTGGATTGTTGCCTACGCCATTAGCTAGCCTTGCCACGCATGGCGGCCCTAATCAAAAAGATTCATCGGGTAAATTTGGATTACAAGGCGCTGCTATGATGTATCCTACCCCTAATTGCATGGACTCTTTACCCATACGAAATGAGGAAGCGTTAAAAAAGCAATATGAAACTAATCGACCGGGGAGGGAAAATCATTCTACCTTGCGCGAATATGTAGCATATCCTAAACCTTCTGAAATGTGGCCCACTCCTACCAGGTTCGACTTCAACACGGCGGTTAAAGGTAGGACACTAATAGATAGTGATACATATAAAAGTAATCTAAAGGAGGCCGTACAAAGATGGCCTACGCCTACCGCCGACGATGCTAATAATGTGAGCAGGGATAGCGGAGCTTTTGACAGTCTAACTCGTAGCGTTAATAAATGGCCGTCTCCCGTAGCATCTGGAAAATTAAATGGCGGAACAACTCGTGATTTTGAAAAACTGCACGAAATGAAAGAAAACGGAGAAATAAGCGAAGAAGAAAGACGGTCAATGAGTGCGGGCAACGGCGGGCAGCTTAATCCCTCATGGGTTGAATTACTAATGGGCTGGCCTAAGAATTGGACTTCGCTTGAGCCTATGCCGAAGGATATTTTCGATTCATGGCACGATAGTTTTATTAGCGATAAGGCTAGGAAAGCATGGCATAATGGATCATGGGAAACTGGAACAGATAGACTTGCTACGGGTGCCAAGGGTAGAATCGAAAGGCTAAAGGCAATCGGAAACGGCCAGGTTCCAAGTTGCGCGGCTATGGCATGGAATATCTTACAATCAAGAATAAATAACTATACATCCGTTTAGTCAAATACTGAAATAAATCGTAAAAATTCGTGTTTTTCATCGTCTTTTTCTGTTGACAGTAGCTTTCCACGGTGTATACTTACAATATCAAGAGCAAGGAGAGAGAATATGAAAGAAAGAAAATTTAATGGTTTTACGGTTTCGCAGATTAAAGCCATGGCCGACGAAGTGGTAAAGATTACTCTCGAAGAAGCAAAAGCAATGCCCGGATTTTATGGTCGCCTTTGGCCTACTCAACTTGAAATGAATGGATTCGTTGATGTAAAACAAAACGGTAAAAAGATGTTTTACGAATTGACCGCATAGGGGGCTAAAATGCTTGCAACGAAAGCTGCTACAAGTAGAGCGTTTCAAAACGCACGGCGCAAAGCGAAGCGGTACGGAATAGACCCGAAGCAAAAGGGCTGGTTATGGAGATTGACCCTTGCACTTGCTTTGAAGAAAGGATACACTCGCGATGCACGGGTTTATTAGCCTAGTGATAGCGTTTACTGTTTTCGTTCCATCGTGGACCAGTGTCGATGTGGTAAACGGCAATATCGAGGTCAAGACGAATATTCCCATATCAGTGGAGTACAACGGCTTGACGTATCGCGTAGAAAATCGGCTATCCATTCCGACGAGTGGCGGGATGGTGACGGTAAAGGTAAATTAAGGGGGCTATTATGGCGAGAATGTTAGCAAGTGTTCAACGGGTTATCAGTCTTGAACCTATACCAGGTGCGGATCGTATCGAGCTTGCGCGGGTACTCGGATGGCAAGTCGTTGTGAAAAAAAACGCAGTAAAAGTAGGCGATTTGGGCTGCTATATCGAAATAGACTCAATCGTACCGGACAAGCCGTGTTTTGAGTTTATGAAGGAACGGAAGTTTAGAGTCAAGACAATTTCGCTTAAAAAAACTCTATCCCAGGGCTTATTCATGCCATTTTCCGACTTGGGGATAAAGAATTATCCCGAAGGCAAAGACTTGACCGATATTCTCGGCATAACGAAATGGGAACCGCCCGAAGATACCGGAGTATACCAGAATAAAAAGCCGAAGTCGTGGTGGTGGAAACTTGTCTATAAGTGGCCGATCCTTAAAATGTTCCGCAAAAAGTGCGGCATGGGCTCAAGTTTCCCAAGTCACCTTGTTCCGAAAACTGACGAAACACGGCTACAGGCATTTTCTCCCGATTTCCTAGAAACGTTCAAGGATTTACGGATTGCCATATCGCAGAAAATGGACGGTTCAAGTACGACTTTCGTATGGAATAAGGGCAAGTTTTCCGTTGCTTCCCGCAATGTATGGATGATCGAGAAAAACGATACTAACTTCTGGAAGATCGTTGGATTGACGGGAATCGATAAGGCAGTCAAGGCAGTATTCGGAAAGCGGAATGTATGCTTGCAGGGGGAACTTTGCGGCCCAAGTATTCAGGAAAACAAATACAAGTTTGACCGCTTGCATTATTTCCTTTTCGGGATTTTCGACAGCGATAAGCGGGAATATTTCACGCCGCAAGAATTGCTCGATGCTTTCGATGCTCTGGCCGATGCCGGATCGACGATTGAGCTTGTACCGCAACTCGTGTTACCCAAAGACGGCAAGACCATAAAGGATATAGGATTGACCGTCGATGAGTGGATAAAGTACGCCGAAACGAAATCGGTTTTCAATCCCGATACATGGAACGAAGGTATTGTAGTCCGAAGCCTTGACAATAAGCCATACGGTACGCGGGGAATGGAGGGCGGTCGCTTTAGCTTTAAGCTAGTGTCGCCGTCATATTTGTTGCAGTGGGGGCTATAATTGAACGTTCTATTTGTCGATCCATCTTTGCGGTCAACGGGAATTTATGCGCTACAAGCGGGGGCAACGATATCAGAAACGTTTAAGACAGACCAAGACCATATCGAGGCTTTGGGAGCAATAGCGCGATATTTTAGTGACCCGGCAAAATGGTACGATGCCCTAGTCATCGAGGATTATGCCTTTTCTCGTGCATCGCAATCCGTAAGCAAAAACGCAGAAGTAGGCGGGATAATTCGCGGATGGTTCGCCTATTATAAAAAGCCCGTGGTTGAGGTGGGAATCTCGACCTGGAAAAGCATCTGTGGAATCAAACTAAAAAAAGACACGGCGAAAGCAAAAAAAGCATATATCGATGAGGCATTCCGGCGATACGGCATACATTTTGACTCGACCGATGCCGTGGACGCATATCTGATTTTTTACGCTTGCAAGCAGATTTTGGATCATAAGGTAAAGGAAACTGAAGCGATGACTCGGCTATGGGTACGGTTGAAGGCTGCGGGGATTGACACGCTTTGATTGATTCGGTACAATGCTATTATGTGCAGTAAATTATCATATGGCTATCGTGAAGCGCATGAGATTTTGAACTGTGCGCTACGTGCGCGTAGATTTGGCGGGAAAAAGAAACGGCCAAGTAGGGCGTATTATTGTCCAGAGTGCAAGCAATGGCACTTGACGAGTATGAAAAGCGAGTACAGAGAATTGAAACAAGGGAGGCGTTATGAAATATAGCAAAGACGATTGCAGGGCAAAAGGCAAGCCGGGAGACACGCCGAGCAAGGGTCCGATATATTTGACCGATGGAGTCAAGAAAGATGCCGATGGAGAATGGATCACCGTACCGAACATGTATCGTGCGAATCCTGGCCCGAACAGGCATACTCGACGGAAGATTGACGCTGCGTTTAGGGCAAAGTATGGCAAGGTAGCTTTTGCGAAAATGGCGAAAGAGCGCAAGGAAAACGCAAGGAAGGTGAAAGTATGAAAACAATCGAAATTTTTGAAGCGGGTGATGTGGTTGTACTGAAAAGCGGAAGTCCTAAAATGACGGTAGCTGCAAAAGACAAGAAAACCGGATTGATATTATGTGAGTGGTTTAGTCCCGATTATACTCATGTACTATCAAATGATTTCAACCCGTCCGAATTGACTATATACAAATGAAGTGGCAACGCTCTGTAATATGGTGTTCCTGCGGTAGCCATGCTATATCAATCGACCGATGGAAAAGCGAGATAGGCGTAGATACAAGTATTCAGCTTTGGGAAAGCAAGGGAATGCGCGATCATAAAAAGCTACGCGACCGAATAAGCGACGCATGGGCGGCATTGCGTGGAGTGCTATATCTGGATGGTATCTGCCTTGAAGATGAAAGCGAAGTGCAGAAACTTATCGAGGCGTTGCAGAAAGAGCCGACAAATTGGCAGGATGAAGAATGAAGCCTGACTGGAAAGATGCGCCTGAATGGGCGAATTATTTAGCAATGGATGAAAGCGGTATATGGGCATGGTTTGAAAATAAGCCAGCAATAAACGGTAATGAATGGTATGCTAAAAACGGTGGAATGTATGAATTAGCATTTAGTTTTGATACATCGTTAGAAACTCGTCCAGAAAAACCATGAAACGCTGTTGCGGTTGCGGAACGTATCGACATTGTATAAACATTGTCCCACCGTGGAATAATGGACGCATGGCCGATGAGGGCATAAAAATACTTGTCGGCATTGATCGATGTATCTTACCCGAAATCGTGGAATTGTGGAATGCTGGTATAAAGACCGTTGCTTCATGTTGCGGACATGGCAAACTCGCTCCATCCGTGGTAGTCGATGACGCAAGTATCGAGAATATGCGAAAATTTAGATATAAGAATGATCCAGAAGGCGCGAAAATGCGAGAAGCGAATCCAGAATCATGCAATCCCGATGCCGTGTTTTTGTTGACTTCGCAGAAGCACTATTGAAAAATATCAGTTTTTCGCGTATATATATACTAGGGGCACAATATGGACGGCGAAAAGATTCTTGCAAGTTTTCACGCTTACGATCAAGAGGATATAGATTTATACACTCATGCCCCGAATTATCTGTGCGCCTTGAATGACATAAAAGAATATCTGCGTGATCTTGATAGGCATGGTCAAGATTCTGATGAAGTGCAAGAAAAGATATCCAAGATACGCGAGGAAGTATACGACATGCTTGCGCGGTATCACTTGCCGGAGGATTGAATGGTAACTTTGAATGACTGGAATAAAGAAAGGAACTCTGACTATATTAGTTTATCACAATATCCGAGGAAAAATGGTATAGCCTGTCCTGGATGTGGCAAAGAACTTTCGGATAGCGACTGTATGGTTTTGGCATCATTACCCCCGCAACGCAACGTACATTGTGAGTCGTGCGGATATAGTGGATATCGAATAGGATAAACCCGAAAGGGGCCGGAGTCCGTAGGTCGAAAGCGGGCGGGTAGTACCCTTCACGTCTGGCCGGGGAGTCATCCGGTTATTTATAGCGAGGTATGCGGTAAATCATGTATAAACGCAATCGAGAACCATATCCCGGCACAGGCCATAGCGGGGGAAATTATAGTGGAACGCATGGCGAGAATGCTGAAAAGTATGGGCGCAATGGTTGGGAATTGTGGTCTAACCGTCCCGGCTCCAATCGTCATGGTATGCCCAGTTGCCGATGGTCGAAACGATGGACTAACAGAATTGAGCGCCGTGTATTGGCAAAGCAAGCGATACGCGAAGCACTACAGGACGTTGCATAATGAGCGCAAAGCATATTGACATTACTATATTAAAAAACTTGAATGAAAAGCTGAAAAACAATCTAGCAGAAGATCGGGCGATGCTGAACGCTTTGTTTGATCGGATAAAATCTTGGAAGAAAAGGATAGCTCAAATTTTGGGCGAGTAGGATATATTTATGCCTAGAGGAAATAATAAAGGAAAGCCGGAAAACCTCATCCCTACCAATAAGCGAAGCAAGGAAGAAGCGAAAGAATTAGGAAGGGCGGGGGGCGTGAAGTCCGGCGAAGTCCGAAGGCATAAAAAGCTAATGAGTACCATCTATGCGGAATTTTTGGCAAAGAAACATAAGGTCAAGCTAGAAGATGAAACCGAAAAGGAAGTAGACGGCGCTGAACTCATGGAAATAGTGTCTAGGAACATCCTTGAACGTGCCGATAGTGCATCCGTGTCCCTAATGAAAGAGATACGAGAAGCAACCGAGGGGAGCAAGATTACCCTTGACGGTGGATTGACAGAGTTTAAGACACCGGAAGAAAGGGACGCATGGTACGCCCAGATAGCAAAACGGAAAGAAAAAACAGATGATGATGCACAAGCATCCGTATAGCCTAAACGTCCCCGAAAAATCGATATGGGACAAAATGACAGATGAGGAACGAAAGACTTGCAGTCAAGACCTTGCCTGTTATGTGTCCGAACGCTTCGAGGAATGGCGAAACCCTCACAGGGTAAAGGCCGCATGGGGTGGACGTGGATCGGGCGCTAAAAGCTGGAATGCGGCTAGCCTGTTAGTGCAATTAGCCGAAAAACAAACAAAGCGAATACTTTGCGTCCGCGAAGTACAAAAGTCCATCGAAGAATCAAGCTATCGCCTCATAAAAGATACTGTCTTGCGGCTAGGATTTTCTGGCTGGACTATGGGCAAAAGCACTATAACCAATAATAAGAATGGAAGCTATTTCGTATATAACGGTCTGAACGACATGGTGGCCGATGATATAAAGTCGTATGAGTCTTTTGATATACTTTTCGCCGAGGAAGCTGCGCCCATATCTATGAACTCATGGAATACCATACTTCCCACTTTCAGAAAGAAGGGGTCGGAAATATGGGTATTGTTTAACCGTGACCTTGAACGTGACCCGGTATATGAGCTGTTTGTATTAAAGCCTTTCGCTGATTCATCGCTTATAGAGTGTAAACCCCTTGAAGCAGATAATGAATGGTGGTTCGATACCGAACTTCCGGCGCTTGCTGAAAAGATGAAGCGCGACGATCCAGATGAATATGAACACGTTTTTTTAGGACAGCCAAGGAAGCAGGGCGAAAAATCGGTAATGTCCAGGGTGGCAATACGTGGCGCAATGGACAGGGATATCAAGGAACCAGTAGGGGCTATTGAGATAGGCGTTGACGTGGCGCGATTCGGGGATGATACTACGCAGATGTATAAACGGCACGGATTGAAGGTTGTCGGCAATAAGGAAATGAAAAAGGCCGATACAATCCAGGTAGCTCAAGCCGTTTGGGACTTTGCGGGACATGACAGCAAAATATTGATAAAGATCGACGAAGGCTATAATCCCGGCGTGGTTGATACCGTGCGAAGCTACGGCGGGAATGTTTTGGCCGTGAACTTCGGGGGCGTACCGAGCGATAAAGACAAGTATACTTCTGTGGCCGATGAAATGTGGTTCGAATTTCCAGTAGATGAGGTAGACATACCGGACGATCAAGAATTGATGACCGAACTATCGGATAGGCGATATGGCTACGAAAAAGGCACGAATCGCAAGAAAATAGAACCGAAGGATGACTATAAAAAGCGGCACGGGGGAAAAAGTTGCGATAAATCAGACGCTCTGCTTCTGTGTTACTACACGCCTAAAATTCCGAACTTCGTTGTATGGTAAACCCCTCTTGACATAATCCATCCCGCCCCATATACTTGCCGCCAGAGGATAAAAATGAAGGCAGAAACAGGCTTTACCGATGAATTTGAAAAGATCGCCAGGGACGGTAGAAAGTACCAGCGCGAACGTGGCTTAAGGGAACGTCTTTACGATTTTCTCATCAAGGTTCTATGGTGGCTTTCGTACTCTGCCGATGCTACGATGACGTGTGAAACCTTGGGCGAGATTTATTGCAATGTTCCAGATTCGATCAAGGATGTATATCTGCGGGTTGACAAGTTTTACAAAATAGACCACGATGAGCCGAAGCGAAAAGAGATTCTGGAATGGCTTGAAAAGTGATCTTGCATTGTTTCGTGTACTATGGTACAATGCGAAAGAATGGAACAGGAGGCAATCATGGAAGGAATTAGGGTAACGGTAGAAGAAAAGGGGCCTAGCGTACAGAAACAGTATCCCTATTACGGGATAGGCGAGAACGGAACGCTTGTCTTGTTTGATCGACCGTTGGGGGGAATAGTTATAAAAAAGGGTACTGGTTGGCTGGGGGATGGAAAACTTTATGCCAGTAATTGGGACGAATCGGGTTTCGAGATATTTCACGGCAAAATAACCATCGAGGTAGAGTAATGACCTTCAAAGAGCAAGCCGACTTCGATTTTCTTTTAACAAGGGCAATGAAAGCAGGAAGCTGTTCGTTTACCGAAGATCGAGAAACCGGGCAATCCAGCAATTCTATCGTAGGCATTGCTTATGGCATAGTCCCGTTAGATGAACAGATATTACCTAGAGATAGATCGGACTTAAACGCTTGTATCAACATGTGGAAAAAACTACCCGAACACAGGAGGACGGGCGATGCACTGGCCGCGATGTATCGGGCTGAAAACGCGATAAAGTAAACGGATGTATAGCAGAATGACATATTTTTATGTTTTCTGCTATTTTTTTCACTTTATGCTTGACAAAGTTTTGGAAATGGCGATAATAGAAGCATGGACAACAAAATGATAGCGAATGAGATTTTCGATCAGTTCGGCGGTAATCGCGCTATGTGCATGATCGGCGGCGCGGCAATCCTGGGAGAAAAGCACTTGACCGTAAAATTTCACGGATGCCGAAAGTCGAACATCGTAACGATAACGCTTGACCTTGCGCGGGATGTGTACGAAATGACGTTCTACCGCTTGACGGGCGTAAACCTGAAAACGGTTGAAAAGATTGACGAAGTGTACGCCGAAAACATGCGGGATATTTTCGAGAGCAAGACGGGGCTTTATTTATCATTATGAGCTTGACACAATCAAGCCATATCCGCTATAATGGGGGCGACATGAAAAAGATCGGAATTGCGGCGTTATTGGTTTTTCTGCTTGCTATTGCGCTGATATTTGGCTTTACGTTCAAAAGCCACTACGATAGCGAAATTCGGATAATCAAGATCGGGCAGATAAATAATGGACCGTGGCGGGTGATTTTTGAGCAAAACGGGAATCAGTATATGCGATTGTTTGATACAAAATACGATGCAGATATTTGGATCGATAAATAAGGGAGGTTTTTATGTGCAATTTTTTTAGTTTTGTGGGCGATGGACATGGCAACTATTTGTACTCAGATTGGAATGATCGGGAAAAGATTATTCAGGAAAAGCTCGATGATAATGCTGATTCACATACCCACATTCTCACGGGCAATAAAATTCCCGCAAAGATGCAGGATAGATGGAGTAAGTACGAATACAATCCGCTAACGAAAACATTTGTTATCGATGAACCAGTGACGGGACATGATCACGAAGCGGCAGAAAATTGGGTAAACCACCTTGATTTCAAGACCATTGTTCCTGCTCTCATTATAAAGCCAATTGTTAATCCCTTTCATGTCAGGGCTAAAAAACCAAATGAGGAAATAATTAATCTATTAAAACAATGGGATTCGGTCATGGCTTCGGTCAGGACTTCGATCTGGGCTTCGGTCGGGGATTCGATCTGGGATTCGGTCGGGGATTCGGTCGGGGCTTCGGTCGGGGCTTCGGTCGGGGCTTCGGTCGGGGATTCGATCTGGGATTCGGTCGGGGCTTCGGTCGTGGCATATTACTCTAGTTTCTTTGATATCAAATACCAGTATGATTTTTCTATGGTAGCAAAACTATGGGATGCGGGATATGTGGCTTCCTTTGACGGCAAGATATGGAGACTGCATTCTGGCAAAAGCGCAAAAGTCATTTATGAATGGACTCCCGAGAAATAGGAGGCGTAATCGTGGTAGAAAGGAAAAAGAATCTAATTTTTGCGGCAGTCTTGATTGTTGCCGTATCCGTAGCCTTCTGGATCGGCAATGTCTACGGCTACAAAACCGGCCAGTTAGACTACGCAAGGGACAAGATCGAATACACGATTATCGACGGTCGAATCATCCATATTTTAGGGGACGCTCCGTTGCCGGAAACAAAATTGCACCCAATTAAGGAGTGAAAAAATGATACACGCTGAAAAAGTAGAGTTTTCCGATCATGCACCGCTTGTGGTTGGAGGCGTGTGGAGCGGGTACGAAATAACGAAAATTGAAACGTATCACGACGAATATCCCGATCATTCCGAAATGACGGTAATCGGGTATACCGGAACTACTCAGGTAGTGAAGATATGGAATCGTCCGGTAATTGTCACGTACAAAGTATCGAAGGAGTAGGGAAATGGTAATTCTTTATGCGTTTTTCGTGATCGGTTGTCTGCTTATTGCTTGGTCTGTTTATGG